GAAGTTACAAACTGTAAGAGAATTAAGTCTTAAATTTATTTAGTGGACACTAGTGATTCCAATTATGGTATAAGATAAGAAACTATTAAGCAGCAAGCCAAGGTTCGTTGAGGTTGAAATCGGTGATTACTTAGATATCCTAGTGATACCATCGGATAACAATGATGCAGAGTCTCTAATCCGCAACATGGTAAAGGGTAGGAAGTTTTACTCATTATGTGTTGAAAAACATAAAGACAACGTCAGAGGATAAACGTTATACTCTTCTTCCTGAGTTTTGGGAAGCTGAATATTTTCTCTCGAACGAATCCGTTACAAAAACAATTAATTTCAAAAAGCGTATAGTAAATGTTATACTGAAGAACATCAGTGCTTGATTAACTGTTCTCTTGTCCAAAAACTGAGTTACAGAGCGAACCAAAATGGTTAGGAAAGTAAGTTAAAATTGGTACAACGAACTCTGGATACCCTATAAAACAAATGTGTGCTCAATTTCTGCGGTAAATAATAATTTAAAAGTTTTACTTTCATGTATGGGGCACAGAACGAAGCGTATAATGTAGAGAGGGGACGAAAAACACCGAAAGCCGTTTATTTACAAAGAGTTGCGTGGGTTAAGGCTATGAGGTCGGCACAAAACGAAATGTTTACATAGGCTTACGTTTGCTTTACGTTTGGGGCAAATTCGTTTACGTCCGTGGGACGATAGATTTACGCACAGAGGGCTGCACGTTTACGCGTGTGGCCTTTTTTGTTTGTGTGTGGGTAAATCCTTTGTCTGTGGGCGTTTAGCGCGTCTGTGGGCTTTATATTGCGTCCACGTTTGAACGGTGTTCTGATGGCATTAGAAGGGGGAGAGTCCAGTAAAGTCCGTGTTTCAGACCCAGGGACTAAAATGGACGAAAAATAGGAGGTGGGAGGACAGGTGGAAGGACAAAGTGGAGGGACAATTTTGAAAAACTGGAGGGACAAAACTCTTGCCCACGCATACCGTGTGAGGGGGGGGCAACGAGCCAAAAAACGGAGTAAAGTGTAGGAAACCGACCCTTTTCGTGCAACTTTTTGGGGGCGTAATCTGGCGTAAAGCCCCATAAATAGGGGATTTCTGATGTTCCAGCCATGCGCTTAGGTGGGGGGAACACCCCTCACGGGGTATCTGGGGTACCCTACTCCAGTCGGATAATGCCAATGACAAGGGCTACGGCATAGATGTCCTCGTATGGTAATTCAAACGGATCATATTCTTTGTTGTCGGAAACGATGAGGACGTGCTGTTTGTCAGATCCGGGCTTTATGCGCTTGATAATTGCACCCTGCGCCGTGTCAAGGACGTAGGGTTTGTTCCATTGGAAGAATAAGCCAGACATAGGGACACGTTGGCAAGCCACGATGTCACCAGAGATATATGTCGGCATCATGCTGTTACCTTTTACCTGCATGAGAAAGTCGGCACCACTGAAAGCCGGTACCACGTAACGTTCACATTCATACTCTAAGGCTGACTGCTCCCCTGTCAAGGCACCAGCCATTGCACTGAAAGGTATGAGTGGGATGCCCTCTTTGGGGTTTTCCGTCTGATGGGCGACAGGGAGCGTGCCACCCTTAATCATTTCCCCATTGCCAGTCAATAACCACTCCGCTGAAAAATGGGGATAATTTTCAACTATTGCCTGAATCCACTTTGCCTGGATGTCTGTTCCATTAGCAATAGCACGTGATAAAACGCCTTTACTGGCACCTATCTTTTTTTCAAGAGCGCCTATTGTTATACCCTCTTTTTCAGCTAAAACACTTATATTTTCTAAAATTTTTGCCATATCAGTTGAAAATTATCCCCAAATATTTTGGTAGGTTGAAAATTATCACTATCTTTGCCGGCGTATTCATCATTGTACAACTTAATTTTTAATGAAATGAAAAGAACTAATCATCGTAGAGGGCATCGATCAGAGGAATCATTGTTTCTTCAGATCCATCAGAACTCTCAAAGACTCGCTGAGCTTGAGCAGCAGCGTCGGAACTTACTTTTCTTGGTATGTCGTATCCTTCAAGTCGCCCCTGGGTATAGGCTACGTCCATCAGAACTTGCAGTTGAAAACGTCGGCGACCTATCTTGTCTTGGCCAAGAGACTTATGCGAGCCTTCTGAATCGTATGGAGCGAGATTATCCCGCTCGAACTTCCAAAGAAGGTACTTCGCAAGCCACACCTTGCTGTCCTTTTCTTTGTCGTGCTGGAAAATAGTCGGCAGGAGAGACGTGAAGTAGTTCCTCATTGCCTCGAACTGGGCTTTCAGTATGATGAAGTCTTCTTTCATTGTTTATATGTTCATTAGTGAACGTGGGGACAAAGTTACGAATTTTTAGCGAGACGAAAGAAAGTTTGCTGTTAAAAGAAAAAAACGAGTATCAATTTTATTATTAAAACATAAATGATTATGGCAAAAACAAGAAGTGCGAGAACCATCAAGGTCTCGAAAGAAAACAAGGCGAAACTCGCCAAAATGTTCAACTGCACCGACCGCATGGTGTACAAAGCCCTGTGCTTTGAGTGCCAGACGCTACTGGCAAGGAAGATTCAGTACGTTGCCCGTAAGGAAATGGGCGGCTGGGTAGAGGCTGCCGTGCCTGAAGACGAGATCTTCTACGACACAATGGATAGCGGTGAGCGTTTCATGCGCCAGTATTTCAACAATGGAGCCGTTCTGGAGGTCAGCATGACCACGGGCGAGGGTGTTGTACGTTTCAAGGGTTCGCCCAGGTACCGCTATGAGGAAGTACTTGTGAGTGATATTCCTACCATTCAGAACTACGCAAGGAACTTGAAGTAAGGAGGGGAAGATGGAGTATTACGGAAACAGGCTTTGCATAAGTGCCCGTGAACTGGTGGACAGCAGTGTGATGTCACAAGGCTGTTACCAGAAGATGGCGAGCCGCGGACGCATCGACGTGGTGCGTCGTGGCGGTGGTGCAGCCGGTCAGTATGCCCTTGTTGCCGTTGAAAGTCTTCCACGCGACTACAGAGCCAAGGTTCAAGCCCTCTATCCCGACGGCGACCTGACCCACCTGAAGGGTTGGGTGTGCAGCAACTACGAGATTGACCAGGCTGCGGTGGCGTTTTTCCACAGCAGGGAGCAAGCAGGTCTTGACCTGCCTCCTGAGAAGATTAAGGAGTATGTGGTGAATGCCAGTGTACTGAACTGCTGCATCCGCTTGTATGAGCGAGCAGCAACAGCCCAAAAGCTGTTTGGCGGCAAATACAACTGGGAACAGATGGCGAATGCCATTACAGCCCTGCGTGAAGAGTACGGACATACGCTCCCTACGAGTACGCTTCGTTTCCGGAAGAAAGTGAACGAGTACAAGAAGGAGGGCTACAGCTGCCTTATCAGTGGCAAGTTCGGCAACCAGAGTGCAAGGAAGGTTGACTACAAGACTGAGCGCCTAATACTCGGTCTGGCAGTTCTGCCCAACAAGCCATTCAACACTAACATTGCGGAAATGTACAATATGTTCGTGTGCGGTGAACTGGACGTTTATGACCCGAAGACTGGCGAACTGATGAATCCAGATGACTTTGTAGATAAGAAGACAGGTGACCCAAAAGAACTGAGCGAAAGCACCATCACCAACTATCTGAACAAACCAGCCAACAAGACCCTGATTGAGCACTCGCTTATGAGCTGGACGACTTTCATGCACGAGCAGATGCCACACGTTCACCGTCACGGCGGTGACTTCTCTTTGTCACAGATTACGATGGACGACGTTGACCTGACGAGAAAACTGAAAGATACCAAGCAGCGCGTCCATGCCTACTATGCCTACGACGTAGTGAGCCAGTGCGTGGTCGGCGCCAGTTATGCCCGCAAGAAGGACGAAGGTCTGGTGGTAGATTGCTTCCGCGACATGTTCCGGCTGATTGAGAAGCAGGGCTGGGGAATGCCTGCAGGTATCGAGGTGGAGAACCACTTGATGACCCAATACAAAGACGGCTTCCTGCAAGCCGGTGTCGCTTTCCCATTCGTTCACTTCTGCGCCCCCCAGAACTCACAGGAAAAGTATGCTGAGCCTCTGAACGGTGCGAAGAAGCGCAGCGTGATCCACAAGAACCACGAGGGCATTGGCCGTTTCTACGGCAAGGGCAAGTGGCGTCAGGAGTACAAGAAAGTGAGCGACGAGACCAACGAACTCTATGAGGACAAGGAATACTTCAGTTGGGACCAGTTGGTGGCAGAAGACCGACGTGACAGTTATGAGTGGAACCACCAACTGCACCCCAACCAGAAGAAGTTCCCCGGCATGACAAGGTGGGACGTTCTCTGTGAGCGCATCAATCCGACCCTGCAGCCACTCGACAAACTGACGCTGGCTCGCTACATCGGTGAGCGTGTGGAAACAAGTATCAGGAGGAACTCGACGGTGCGTGTGGCACATGAAGACTGGTGGCTGAGTGACACCAGCGTTCTGGAGAAACTTCGCCCGAATGACTATCAGGTGACCGCCTACTATATGCCAGACGAGGAAGGCAAACCAACGGAAGTTTACATCTTCCAAGGTGACAAGTACATCGACCACGTGGAGAAAGTACAGACTTACAACCGTGTGATGGCAGAGCAAACCGAAGAGGACACCGTGAACTATATCGAGCAGCGCAAGAAGATTGCGAAGTTCAGCAAGTATGTAAAAGACCACGCTATCGACGAGGTGGGCATATTGAAGCCATCGGCAACGCCACAACAGGCAGAAGCCGTGGCACTGGAGCCCCAGATTAAGGAGGAGCAGCCAGTCAGAAGCCAATGGAAGCCCGACCCGATAGCCGATATTTAGAAACCCATTAAAACGCCGTTAGAATATGATTACAACAGCGAACAAACAGCGGATTCTGGAGGCGATAGCCACCAACCGCGCAAACTACCCCAGCGATGCCAAGCACGCTGCCGCGCTGGGAATTTCTGCAAGCGTGTACAACAGTCTGAAGAAGGGTCAGACGGATAAGGCTCTGAGTGATGCCAACTGGGTGAACATTGCCCGCCGTCTGGACGTGAACCTGCGCGACTCTATCGAGTGGAAGGGCGCAAGGACCGCGACCTTCGACTATATCACCACACAGTTAGAGGCTTGCCAGGAGCGTAGCCTGAGCGTGATATTGTGCGACCTTCCGAACATTGGCAAGACGTACACCGCTCGATGGTATGTGAATGAGCACCGCAACGCCGTGTATATCGACTGCAGCCAGGTGAAGACAAAACGCGCCCTGGTTAAGAAAATAGCCAACGAGTTCGGCGTGGGTGCCACGGGCAAGTACCAGGACACCTATGAGGATTTGGTTTACTATCTGCGCTCGATGGAGCGCCCTCTGGTGGTGCTTGACGAAGCCGGCGACCTTGCATACGAGGCTTTTCTTGAACTCAAAGCCCTTTGGAACGCCACCGAAATGTGCTGCGGCTGGTATATGATGGGAGCCGACGGACTGGCAGCCAAGATCAACCGCAACGTGGAAGGCAAGAAGGTGGGTTACGCTGAGATCTTCTCACGTTACGGCGGCAAGTACAGCCGTGTCACTCCGGACCAGGAAGACGACCGCAAGGCGTTCTTGATGGAGCAGGCGCGAGTTGTGGCCAGCGTGAACGCCCCGGAGGGAACCGATATCGGTCAGATCGTGCGCAAGAGCCAGGGCGGTTTGAGACGAGTCTATACGGAGATTGAGAAACTAAAGAAAGGAGCCTGATATGATAACAAGAATAAACTTAGAAGATGTTGGGCAGGACCTTCTCTGGTTACGGGTGAACGAAGGAGGGCTTGTCGAGGAAGCCGGTCCGTTTCAAAATGAAATATGGAAGGATGCCTATATTCCGCTTTGGCTGGTTGAGGTAGGGAGCCCCTGCCCAATACACAAATATCCCAATATCATTCGGGGCTTTTTGAAGTACAAAGTTGTATCTATCAGAAAAGAAAAGGAGCCAAAGAAATGAAACGAGCCTACAGCCCGAAAGAAATAGCCAAGAAGACCTACAAGACGCTGCCGTGGGGTGGCAGGTGGGAAGAATCCTTCGGTTTGCCGGAGGAGAACTCCACCTGGTTCATCAGCGGCGCGTCTGCCAGCGGCAAGAGTTCTTTCGTGATGCAACTGGCCTACGAACTGACCCACTACGGGCAGGTGCTCTACCTGAGTTATGAGGAGGGGCTGAACCAAAGTTTCCAAGAGCGTATGCTGCGGTTTGACCTTGACAAGAAGCAGGGCTGGTTCCGAGTGGTGACCAGTGACACCGTGGAAGACCTGACAGAGCGTCTGAAGAAGCGACACAGCGCGAAGTTCATCATCGTTGACTCGTTCCAGGACGCAGGCTGGGAATGGCCGGAAACGAAAGCCCTGCTTGAAGCCTTCCCGAAGAAGAGTTTCATCTTCATCAGTCAGGAAGCCAAAGGGCAACCGTTGGGGAAACCAGCCGTCAGGCTTCGCTACCGTGCCGGTGTGAAAGTAAGGGTCGTCGGTTTCCGAGCCTATTGCCAAGGGCGTTTCAATCCCGATGCCGGCAACAGTTTCGTAGTGTGGGAAGAAGGCGTGTTAAGAACAACCAATAACGTATGAGGCTATGGACAAGTACCAGTTATTAGTGAAAGGCGACAATGTCGGGATGGTGATTGACGACTGGATGTACAGCGGCAAGTGCGACCTCACCCTACGGATGGCCAAGACCAAGGGCTGCCGTGTGATAGAGACCACCGACCCCCTGTATGCAGCGAGAATACTAAACTATCTTCGAGCCGCCGAGAAAGTGAACATAGTAAAACAATAAAATAGCGAGACAATGAGCAAGAAAGTTTACATCAGCGGTGCGATAGCGCACTATGATCTGGAGGAGCGCAAGGCAGCATTCAGTGCAGCAGCGACCCACCTCCGTGCACAAGGCTACGAGCCTGTGAACCCTTTCGAGAACGGACTGCCTCAGCCAGGCGACTGGAGAGAGCACATGAGAGTTGACATTGACATGCTGCTGGAGTGCCAGTACATCTACATGCTGAAGGGCTGGTGGGTGAGCAAGGGTGCGAAGCTGGAATTGGACGTGGCGACGAGTTGCGGTCTGAAGCCTATGTTTGAGGAAGACGACGTACACAACGAGGAACACAAGTGCTGCATCTGCGGCAAGATCTTCTACGGCTACGGCAATGACCCCTACCCAGTGAAAGAGGAAGGCGAGTGTTGCGAATCCTGCCATTGGGACGTTGTGCTGAAGGAACGATTCAGACTGGCAAAGGAAAAGAATCAAGTTTAATTTTAACCAGATAGCAATATGAAAGTTTACATTGAGAAAGCCATCCGCCCTAAGTGGTGGAACCCAATTTTCTGGGTGCTGGTAGCAATTACCATTTGTGTCGGCATTGCCATTGGTTGTGTGTGGTCAATAGTCGGTTTCGGTGCCGGTGTCATTGAAGGAACCAAAGAATTCGGGAGAGTCGTTTGGAAACACTGATATGGAGATTATGGCAACAAAACGAAAGAAACCGACTACCATTCCCTGCTGTGTGGGAGTGGTGACTGTGACCACTGTGGTGTCACAACCTGGCATCCGAACCACTTACAAGAGCAGCATCGGCTTCGCCAGTGCTGACGTAACCCCAAAGCGGCGTAAGGACATTGCAAATGAAATGAAGGCCTCAATCAGAGAGTATGTACTGAAGAACCGCGATGCCTACGGCATAAAGAGCCAGGCCGATGTCAAGTTCTATGCCGGTGTGAAGATACTGGAGTGTGACGGACTAACAGGTTTCAGAAATGGGAAAGATAAGTAACTACCACCGCTTCTATGCCTCACTGAACCGTCTGCCAGGCGGTAATACCGAGGATATGAAAGAGACCCTTGTGTCGAGTTTCACGGACGGCCGGACTACGAGCCTGAAGGAAATGACGCAGAAAGAGTACAACGCTATGTGCGCCTCGCTGGAGGAACGCACCGGCTGGAAGGAGCAACTGAAGAAGAAGCGCAGCCTGTGCCTGAAGCTGATGCAGAAGGCAGGTATAGACACCACCGACTGGCAGCGTATCAATGACTTCTGCAGGAACCCGAAGATTGCCGGACGGGAGTTCGCTCAGTTGGGCGTGAAAGACCTTGACGCGCTGCAGGTGAAGTTGCGTGCCATTATGAGCAAGGGCGGTTTGAGACCAGCCAAGGCTCAGGAGGCAGCGACAGAGTCGCAGCATACCAGACAAGAAGTAACCTATATCGCCGTGCCTTTGGTGGGTATGGGTCAAGCATAAATTAAGTTCACCCTAATAATAACAATCAAAAAACAAGAGACAATGGCAAGACAGAAAAAGACCATTATCACCGGCGTGTCCCGCGAGGCCGCTGATGAAGCATTCGCAACCTATGCGAAGAGTGACGCACAGATCCAGAAAATCAATGCAGAGATAGAACTGCAGTGCGCCAAGATCCGTGAGAAGTACGCCGACAAGTTGGCCACCCTGGGCGCTGAGAAGGACAAAGCTTTTGACGTGCTCCAAAGCTTCGCTACCGAGAACCAGGCAGAGTTGTTCACCAAGAAGAAGAGCCTCGACATGGCTCACGGCACCATCGGCTTCCGCACCGGCACACCGAAATTGAAGACCCTAAAGGGCTTTACCTGGGCGAGTGCGCTGACGCTGGTAAAGAAGTTCATGCCCGGCTATGTGCGCACCAACGAGGAAATCGCCAAGGACAAGTTGTTAGCCGACCGCGAACTGGAGGCCGTTGAGTTCATCGAGAACGACATCACCAAGAAGCAGGTTCCGATGGGTACTGCTATGGCCGAATGCGGTATCATGGTGACTCAGGACGAGACCTTCTATGTAGAACCCAAGAAAGAGGAGACCACCGTATGATCAAGGAAGTGACCAAACCGGAGAAAGTTGCCTTGTGCCGTGAATGCCACGGCACAGGCAAGGTCACTAAGTTGGGCTTTTCGAGAAAATGCCCTAACTGTGACGGCAGCGGCAGAGTGCTTGTGAGTTGCGAAATGAAACTCCACATCCGCCCCTATAAAGAAAGTAAGTAACCCCGATATGTCTAATCAAGCTGCATGGGACCCAAGAAGCGAAAAGGAAAAAGTTATGCGAAACGAGTAGCCGACATCAATCAGATTTACGACACCTACGTCAGAACAGGCCTCCCGAACAGGGAGATATGGAAGCGTTACGTATATCCGAAATACGGCATTTGTGAGCGCACCTTTTATAATCTGCTGAAGGCATCGTCCAATCCTCAATTTGAGGAGCGGGCGGCGCTTTCAGCAGAGGGCTTTTTGTTCCCTGAGCTATTATTCCCCGAAGATGAAGTCAGAGACCCAGGCTATTTTAAGAAGAATCCTTAAGGACATCCAAGTGGAGATGTCCGACGAGTTCGACCAGAACTTTGAGCGTGAGGCATTCTTTAGCGAGGCATGGCAGCGCAGGCGTAGCCCGATGCGTCCAGACGGTCATATCCTCGTCGATACGGGTCAGTTGCGCCGTAGCATCCAGAGCCGGACTACCGAGAACAGCATCACGTTCTACACCGACCTGCCCTACGCAGCCATTCACAATGAGGGTGGTGAGATAGTAGTTACCCCAAGGATGAAGAAATACTTCTGGCACAAATACTACGAGGCGACCGGCTCCTTTGGGCGCAAGAAAGACGGCAGCCGGCGAAATGACAAACGGACGGTGCAACTGAGCGACGAAGCCGAGTTCTGGAAGTTCATGGCACTGAAGAAAGCCGGTACCACCATCAAGATCCCGCGCCGTCGTTTCCTCGGTACCAGCCCGGAGGTGGAGCAGGCGGTGCGGACCATCATCGAGGAGAACCTGAGCGGATATATTGAAGAATCCATCAATTTTGAAATACACGAGAAATGAGAAAAGAAGTATATCAGATGCTCATAGAGCAACTCTCCAAACTATATGCGACACCAGAAGGTTACTACGGAGTAGCAGAAACTGAAGACGACGTTCCTGAAGGCTGGGAACGTGCCATCAGGCACATCGACCTGTGGAACCACAACGTGGAGTTCATCGAGCAGGAAGAGAACTGGGAGCGTCCGGCGGTGTTCGTGGAGTTCCAGCCCATCCAGTGGAACGCCATACAGCCAGGAGCGGAGTACCGTGCCGAGCCCATAGTGCACCTTCATGTGGTGACTGACTGGCAGGGCAGCAGTTCTGCAGACAGTGAGTTCCGTGAACAGTGCCTGAAAGTGTTCGACTTGCTGGAGGCAATACACCTGCAGTTGGCTTGCAGGAGAGGCAAGACGTTTCTGGAGTTTGACCTTGTGGGAAGCAGCACAAACCACAACCACGAGGAGATAATTGAGAACATAGAAACCTACCAGTGCGTGGCAATAAAAAGCCTATAAAGCAAGAAAAACAGCCTTAGAATGAAAAAAATCCGCTACTTTTGTTGGAAGTAACGGATTTTTTTGTACCTTTGCAGATATAAAAGCGACATTTCAAGTTATCTTCAGTCCATGTTTTACATGAGACACACGAAGGAGGCGACGGAAATAGCGCTTTTATTTTTTATATACCCTGATGATGTGCATGAAATTTCCATCCCTATTACACTTTATTTTTATCTCTATGCGATAGCAATCATCTATATATTCATACACTCTAAAAGTTGAATCAGGATGGTCTTTACTTGGCTCATTCGGATTGATGAGTGTTGCCTTTGTTATTAAATCATGTGCTTGCTTTGCATAAGCCAATTTGATAGGATAAAGTGTATCGCTTTTGTATTTACTAATAGATTCATTGTAGAATTTCTTGCGGATGATTATCTCGAGCATATCAGAAGATACAACTTTGAGTCTCTTGGCAGGGAATTTGCCATCCATGTCATCTGGCAAATTCTGTTCACACCACTGTATCAAATCCTTCTGTGCTCTTTTTATTTGAGCGCGAGTGGGAGATGTGGTGGGTTCTTCTCTCTCTAATTTATGTACGAGCCGGCATGCAGCACATAGTTCGTTTTCAGGAATGAAAGCGAGGTCAAGTTTCCCTTTTGCAATGTCGCAGTCCCGGCACCGTTTGATGGTGTACGGGTTGTAGTCCGGAATAGTTTTCTGCTCTATGCCAGGATTGAAGTGGAAGATGCCCTTGGTGTCCTTGCCCGTAGCCTCCTCACCGAGCGCCATTGCCTCGTCGTGTGGTGTCACGGGGTACTTTGACTTGCGCACCTGTACGACGGTGCAGCGGCAGTTCCAGCCGTTTGGTGGGTAATACTCCTGCCAGAACGGGTCAGACATCGGGAGTGTCACACGATCGAGCGCGGCGTGTTCGGGACGCACCTTTTTGTCTCGCTGAGTGCGGTACTGCAGATTGTATCGGTCGCCGTCCTGCATGAAGCCCTCCCACTTGGCAGCCATGTCAGCCGAGGCCTGGCAGAAGTTATATTCTGCACGAAGGTAGTTCTGGTTGTAGGTACGGTCTATCCTTTGAACATCATTCAAAAACTGTTCGAATGGTTTTCTATTGCCATTCTCGTCGATGAGAGACGGGAACGCCTCATTGAGTTCGTGGAACGTCTTCATGCCTGAGAAGATGTAGTTCGACCGCTGAAGACGCTGGCGCATGGCATCCGACATTTTGACTTGCTGGAAGCCGGAGTTGAGCGCGTCGGCATGTGTCTCTATGAACTCCTGCATTTTCGGTGTCTCCAGTAACTCTATGCGAAACTGTGACCCCTGCTCCTTGTAGAGTGTCTTCATCATTCCCTCGAACAGGCGCGAGAGTTCCTGACGTATCTCGTCCTCACGGGCGAAAGTGGCGACGGGGAAACCGCCGTCCGCAAGGATTCGGGCATAGCGTTCGTGCAGCCCCAGGTAATCACTGGGGCTCAGTCGAAAAAAGGGCGCGTCTTTTTGTCTGGCTTGGGCGTTTTATTGCCTTTGGGGTCTTCATCGTCCTGTGGCGGCTCTGGTGGCGCGACAGGCGGCAGCATCTGCCTACGTTCCCCTACAGGCATGTTGTATTTCTCCTCGAAGTAGGCAGGGTCAACCTCATACTCATTGAGCACCATCGTCTCGTATGCCACCTGTTGCTCCGGCGTATAGTCCACCGAGTAGTCCCAGTCGAAGTGGATTCCTTTGAGCGGGAAGCCGTGACGGATCATGTGCGGCAGGAGTTGGTTGTTTACCATGTCACGGATGGTGTCGCAGTCTGCCTCGATGAGGTTCTGGAAGACTTCAAGGTGCGTTTCAGACTGTGAGAGGCTGGAGCCGTCCTCGATGGTCATAGTCTGTCCGATGATAAGTTTGGAGAGTTCAGAGTTGGCACGATCGATGCGCTTGTCATAGACATTGAAAGCATCGCCCCGTGAAGACTCCACGACCTCGATGTTCGTACCCTCCTGGAATATGCCCCATCCCTCGGTACCCATGTCGGCCATCATCTTTTCCATCTTGGCGAGTTCCTTGTCATCGCGTGTGGTGGTCCGTGCAATGCGCATCGGCATACCGAAGATCTCGGCAAAGGTGTCCCAGAACGCCAGGGCATTTTTCTTCGGGATGGTCTGTGTTGCGGCTTTGAGGTAAAGCCCCAGACTGTCCGGCTGCCCAACTTCAATGAGCCAGTCGGCAAACGGTGTGTCGTGGTAGTCAATGCCGGTGTGCCAGTCCTGTCCGAGGTCAGGAACGACACGGTGATATTCCGGAATGACATGCTTACGCGGAATGAGGCGCACCCCGTCATAGGTCTGCCGTCCGTTTATGTCGGTGGTGATGTTGCCCAGTTCTATGAGCGAGTGCCCCCAGTAGTTAGCGTCGAGGGCGAACTTCATGAGCAGTTTGAACCAGGAGGTGTTGAAGTAGTTTGCTGCCTCCTCGTCCTCGTCACCCTTCTCGTTGACAAGTTTGAAGGAACGGGCCATGACAAAGCCCTCGCGCTGCTGTATGCAGCCGGAGAGGTGCAAATCCACCTCCACATCGCGGTATATGTCGTATAGCCTCTGACGGTTCGGGCTATCCACGTTTATTGCCAACTGCCAGGCATTTCTCCAGTCCCCGATATCCTTTCGGGTGAGCGAGTCGGTGGTGCGCTGCAGTTCCATGACCGTCTTCTTGAAGCGCTGCGCATCCTTCTTAGCCAGGCGCAATGTTCCGAACGGAGTGCGCACCAGCAGTTTATTGTCTGTATTTTTGTTTCTCTTTCCCATGATTGTTACCAGTTATGACGTAGTTTCTTCTGACAGCCGTACACCATCGGGAAGCCGACGGGGTTTCCGTCCTCGTCGGTGGCAAGTGGCAGATCCGGCACGATTTTCCCTGCCTGAACTCCCTCCAGCCACTTGATGGCGCGTTCGTAACGTTCCTTTCGTATCTCCATGCCCATCTTCTGCGGTGCCGATGCAGCCATGTGATAGAGTGCGATGTCGCAGGTGTACATGACCACGAGCCTGTTCCGCTCCGTGCCAACGGCACTGAAGATGGCGCTGGTGTCGTATTTGGGCCTGAGGTAGCCGCTGATTTCCTCGACGGCTTCCGTCTCGGCATTGGTCCGGTTCTCCTGGCTGACCTGTGAGACAACCTTCAGAGCCTGGTCGCCGATGACCACCTTGTAGTCTTCATCCGTGATAAACATAGCCAGAAGTTTAGAGTGTTATGTAAAGAGCCTTTGCTTCAAGGTCGGCAATGGTGGTACCTTTCCTGAACACCCCACCGGCTATGAACTTTTTGAGTTCCTGCTTGGAGAGGACTTCGAGGCGTTTGTTAATGACCAGCACCATATATTTGCGGTGCGTGATATGGTGAAAGCGGTCTGCTTTCTTGACGGCACGCTTGAAGCGGAAGCCGAAGATGAGGTCTTTAATGAGTTGGAACATATTACCATTGGTTTTTGGAGGTCGGACGTTTGCCGAACCTCGGTGAATAAATCTGTTGTCTTGTATTTCTCTGCAGGATCCAGATGGCACCCTCGTCGGCATCAGGCGCGTCGTCGTTTCCGGACATGCCCTTCTCGAATGCCAGCAGCTGCTCCAGTCCGGCTTGCATGTCGGGGTCTTCCTTCTGCGCCAGATCGTAGAACACGAAGCCACGCTCCCAGAGCGGACTGATGGCCTCGATGCGCTGGAACTTGTCCGGCTTCTTGCGCGTGTCGCCCGTGATGGGGAGTTGGTAGCCACGCAAATTGCCCTCCTCTGTGAAGTCGTCGAGTATCATATCCTGCATGAATGAGGCCTCCATCACAAAGCGTATGGCAATGCCTACTTCCTGGCTCCACTCGTAGAGGTCGTAACACCAGCGCACCAGTTCTGCTACCGATGCCTTGCGCACGAAAGCACGGAGGTGCCAGAGTTCCGTCTTGCGCTTTGCCCATAGTTTGGCCGCCTTGGTGTCGTTGGTCTTCTTGCTTTTCCAGGACGGGTCGATGTAGAGGACAAATTCGGTAAAGTCCTTCCACGCCGGACGCTTCGCCCACTTGATCCATTCCTGCCGGAAGACGGTGCCCTCCACGATGGGGTTGTGCATCATCTCCTTGTTCCAGGCACGATAGCCCACGAACTCCATGTACTCACGAGCCTCCTCCTTGGTCCATTTCTCTTTCCATACGGGGTTGCCCTCATTGTCAACGGCATATACCGTTGAGACGTGGACGCCCTTTGTGGCGCATATATTCGCCAGGACGGAAGTCTTGGATATGAGGTTGCCCACCATGAGGAAGCGACCGCGACCCACGTCGAGCGCTCCGAAGAGTGCCTCCTTTACCCAGTCGGTGAGTTCACGGACACGCCGTTCGTTACGGCATAGTTCGTCGTCGTCGAGGTCGTCGATGACAATATAGTCAGGACGCGACTCACGTTTACGGAGACCACGTGGCGACTGCCCGCGACCGCAAGCCAGGAAATAGACCCCGTCCTTGGTTGTGAACTCACCCTCCGTCCAGTTGCCGAGGGTCATCTGCTTTCCGAAGTCAGCAATGATGCGCTTGTTATACTGGAGCTCCGCCTGAATGTCACCAAGGAGTCGGTCGGCTGAGTCCTCAGACTTGCCGACAATCACCATGAAATTGATGAGCCGCTTCGGTTGGAACATCAACCAGAGGGGCATGAATATGTCGAAGTGGGTGGACTTGGCGTGACCTCGCGGCCACTTGAAGACCGCCTTCAGGTTCGGCGTGTTTTTTACGAGTTTGGCTGCCGCATTGTGGAATGGGGCATTGTGGATGGTGCGTATGGCTTCGCCCGTCACCTTGTCACGGAGTGTAAGGAAATGCGGAAAGTAATACTCACAGAAAGCGGCATAGTCTTTCTGGAGGCGGCGTATGCGCTGCTCCTTCTGGGTGGCATTCTCACGTACGAGACTTTTCGTGTCGGTCAGGTTTTGGATCTGCCGGCAATGCTCCCTCCACTCCTCCTGTACTTTCTTAAATTCCGCTATAGTGGACATAGTTTAGAGTTCTGCAGGGTGAGACATCTTTTCCATGAGGAACTTGTTCTGGTACTTGTTGATGGCCTTGATAAGTTCCGGCGTGATGTCCGGATCGTAGCAAGCCTGGTCCTGAATCCATCGATTGAATGCCATGAAGACCTCGATGTCATCGATGACGTTTGCCTTCTTGTCGAGTTTCTCAATCGTTGACGAGAGTTTCGACAGTTTGTCGGCGAGTGCCCCGATAGCCTCTGGGTCGCCTGAATCATTGACCTGCGCAATGAGGTTGTCGATAGCGAGGAGCAATTTGTTTACCAGTTCAGGGCGTGAGATATTCTTGGCTGCACGCGCCTCCTTCCATCCGTCGGTGCTGCACCACTTAGAGACAGACTGCCTTGACACGCCCAACTGGTCGGCAATCTCCGTCAGTTCCATGCCGGACATGTACAGTGACCGTCCGAGCTGTTTCTTTCTTTCAATTTCTGCTTTTGTCATAAAAACGTTTTTATTAAAGGAGTTGAAAACTGGTGCAAAGTTGGTTATTTTCAGGCAGTAGAGAAAAAATGTGTGCAATGGTTTCATAGAAGTGTGCAACCGTTTCACACTTTTTTTGTAGGGTCGATTAAAGGACGCAACTTTGCACAAAAAACAATCGCAGCTGTGCGTTTCCGCACAGCATAAAGAACGAAAAAATGAGCAAGACAAAAAGAGTAAGAATCAGCAACGAGAGCCTGAACAGCTACGGCACGAGGGTACTGACGGCGGGCATGAACGTGGAGCAGTACAACCGTAACCCCGTACTATTGTATATGCACGAGCGCGGTCAGGTCATCGGCTATGTTAAGGACTTGAAGGTGGAAGGTGACGAGGTGACCGGCGAACTGATGTTTGACGAAGCCACGGAACTGAGCCAGCGCTGCAAGAAGCAGTGGGAGTTCGGCAGTCTGAAGATGGTGAGTGCCGGTATCAACATTCTGGAACTGAGCGAAGACCCGAAGCACCTGGTGCAGGGTCAGACCAGCCCGACCATCAGCAAGAGCAAACTGTTTGAGGTGTCGCTTGTTGACATTGGTGCGAATGACGATGCCATCGTGCTGCAGAAAGACGGCAAGCGCATAGAGTTAGGCAAAGACGGCGGTGTAGAGTTGCCGCTGCTGCATAGTAATAACAACAAAAATCAAAAACCAAAGCAAATGGATCAAGAGAAGTTAGCCCTTCAATTGGGCTTGCCTAAGGATGCCGACGAAGCGACCATCAACGCGAAGCTGGCAAAGCTGCAGGCTGACGGTGCGGAGGCTGAGACCCTGCGCCAGGAACGCGACACGCTGCGTGCCGCCCGTATTGAAACCTTGGTGAACGCTGCCATTGCCGAGAAGAAGATCGGTGAGGACAAGAAGCAGCAGTTCCTGGACCTCGGCAAGAAAATTGGTGCCGACGAGTTGAAGCAGACCTTCGACGCCATGTCGCCCCAGGTAAAGCTGAGCAACATCGTGAATGGCGGCGGTGCTCCAGCCGGTGGCCATGCCGAGTACAAGAAACTGAGCGACGTGCCGAGCGACGAGTTGTCGAAGATGCGTGAGCAGAACCCGGCGCAGTACAAGAAACTGTACAAGGCCGAGTACGGCATTGAATGTGAAATCTGAAGTTAAACCAACAAAAAAGAAAAGAGAAATGATTCGACTTTTTGCAATGATCGCTGCGGTTCTGGTGAACTGCGTGATGGGCAGCACCCTTGCTGCCGTGGTCGGCGTTGATCCCGCCGTGGGTGCCGTCGGCCTGAATGTGTTAGCCGCCACCGTGGGCAATGTCGCCCCTGCCGGTAGCCTCCGTGCCGGAGTCTATACCGAGATCTGGACCGGCGAACTGGTGAAGTACCTTCGCCGTGGCCTTGAAGCCACATGGCTTGACGGCATTCCCGACAGTTCGAGTATCGTGAACAATGACGTGATTCACCTTGTGGAGGTAGGCGTTGACCCTGACGTGCTGATCAACAACACGACCTATCCTATCCCCTTGCAGGCACTCAATGACGCAGACATCGCCATTCAGCTTGACAAGTTCCAGACGAAGGTGACCCCTGTGACCGATGACGAACTCTACGCCATTAGTTACGACAAGATGTCGCGCGTGAAGGAGAGCCACGGTAATGCCATCAACGACTCGAAGTTTGCAAAGGCAGCCCATGCGCTGTGTGCGCAGAAGAATACAGCCACCACCCCGGTACTGACTACTACCGGTGCGCGTGATGCAGACACAGGCCGACTGAAGTTGTGCGTCCAGGACATTATCAACCTGAAGCGTGCGCTTGACAAGTTGAAGGTTCCTGCCGACAACCGCCGTCTGGTATTGTGCACCGACCATGTGAACGACCTGCTGGAGACCAGCCAGGTGTTCAAGGAGCAGTACAACATCAACCGCAATGACGGTACCGTAGGCAAACTGTTCGGCTTCAACATCTACGAGTTCGCCAACAATCCGCTGTACACCACCGCAGGTCAGAAGAAAGCCGTCGGCGCTACCGCTGAGACTGGCGAGTTCCAGTGCTCCTTTGCGTTCTACGTTCCCCGTGTGTTCAAGGCCACCGGTTCTACGAAGATGTACTACAGCGAGGCAAGCACCGACCCGGAGTACCAGCGCAACAAGATCAACTTCCGCCACTACTTCGTTTGTCTGCCTAAGAAGGCCGATGCCGGCGGCGTGATCATGAGCGGCTATCAGGCTACTGCAGCAGCTATTCCTGAAGGATAAGTAAAACCAAATAAAACAAAAGAACAATGAAACTGATTGTAAAAAACACATTCCGTGACAAGACCGACCATGTGACGGTCTATGAGCCAGGTACCATCCTGGAAGTGAAGGACAATGAGCGTGCCAACGACCTCGTGAAGCGTGAACTCTGCGCTGAATACAAGGGGAAGAAAGCCGCCACCGTGACTCTGGGCGAGGAAGCCCCTGCCGAGAAGCCGGAGGAGACTCCTGCTGCTGAAGGTGCTGAAACTCCTGCCGAGGGTGGCGAGGAATCCCCAGCCGAAGGTGGTGAGGCCGCCAAGCCCAAAGGGAATAAGAAATGAGCAAGCCCCTGCAATATCTTGTGATCCACTGCACAGCCACGCCGGAAGGCAATGAGGTTAGTTCTGAACAGATACGCCATATGCACACAGACCCTGTGTCGAAGGGTGGGCGTGGCTGGAAGCAGGTGGGTTACACGGACATGATTCACTTGGACGGTCGTGTGGAGCGTCTGGTGAACAACAACGAAGACGCTAATGTGGACCCGTGGGAGATTACCAACGGAGCGAAGGGCTACAACGCAATCAGCCGGCATATTGTCTATGTGGGCGGTTTGAAAAATCTGCCGAATGTCAAGTACAAGGATCTTCCTCCAAAAGACACGCGGACCCCGAAACAGAAGGAAGCCCTGAAGCGCTATGTGCTGGACTTCCACAAGCGTTTTCCGAAAGTGAAAATCATCGGCCACAATCAGGTTGCGAACAAGGCCTGTCCGAGTTTCGACGTACCTAAGTGGCTGAAGGAAATAGGCATCAACCAATAAAAACAGACGGATATGGAACTCAGTGAAATCCTCAACGTGGTTCTCGGTGGCAGTCTTGTCGGTGCGCTTATCTCCATCGTGACCATCCGCAGTGCCTTGAAGAAGGCTCGCGCGGAGGCAGAGAAGGCACTTGCCGAGGCCGACACGGTGAAGATTACGAACACTGAGCAAGCCACCCGGATCCTGGTTGAGAACATCGTGAAACCTTTAACAGAGGAACTTAATGAGACAAGAAAAGAAATCGGTTCAATCAAGCGCGAGGTTGCCCGTTTGCGGAAGGCCATTGACGGTGCTAACAATTGCCGTTATAACTCTGACTGTCCTGTTCTCGAGCGGATGCGCGTCACATCGAAAGAGCGTGACGGAGACAAGGGAGGAACAGTCTTCGGAGACCATCCGCACCGACAGCGTGGTTCGCCTCGCCCTGGACAGCGTAAGCGAGTTCGTGGAAGTGAGGACAGAGCCTCTGACGGTACCGAAGTCGGAGGTGAGCCTGACGATAGCGACGGACAGCCTCCGTAGGCTCCCTGTCGGTGCAAGCTACAGCGAGCGAAGCGGTCAGGCGAGCGTGAAGGTGACACGCAGAGCCGCCACCGCCACAGAACCCGAATACATCTATGTGTATGCCACATGCGACAGTCTGCTCCTGCAGTGCGAGCGCTACGAGCGCACCATCAGGAACCTTCACAGAAACTACGGCGAGCAGCTTCGTGGCATGGAGACCCACCTTGCCGCTGCCAAGCAAGAAGTTCAGGAATTGAAAGAAAAGCCTCCTAACGGCATTGGAACGGCATTGAAATGGTATTTTGCTGGACTTCTGTCCGGAATCATAGGAACAATAATCATCTTTATAAAACTGAAAAAATGAACAAGAAATTTATCTACGGCATAGCAGCCGTGAAGTTTGGAACCGCCATCGTCGGTTACATTGAGAAAGGCAGCTGGGACTGGGGCGGCACGAAGCCCGAGACTACAGACGTGGAAGCCGAACAGGTGCCTGATGCTCCCGTGCTGACCTTGGTTCAGAAGAACGGTCAGATCAGCCCGACGTTCAACCTGATTCAGTTGGACTACGAGAACCTGCACAACGTGCTTGGCGGCGAGTTAGTAACTACTGGTGAGGGGCAAAATGCCACCGTTACTGGATGGAAGGCACCGACGAGCCTCGTCGAGAAGAGCGGCTCATGGACTATCGACTTCGTGAGCGGTCAGACGATGACCATTCCGAACGGAACCATCCTGGCGAACCTTGGCGGCAAGTTGACCTTGACCGAGGTGTCGAAGGTAGAGTGCCAGCTGAAGGTGAACAAGCCTGCAGCTGGCGGTGCTCCATACGAGATCAACGACACACCGACTGAGGGCTGATGGACGCGCGTATTATCCAAGAGATCCAGAGAGAGGGAGCGGAAGCCTTGCTGAACGTGGGCGTTTCCCTCCCTCTCAAGGATTTTAAGGTGCCGTTCCGGAAGGAACCGCTGCACCTGCGCCTGACGATGAAGCGCCCCACGATGGCCCGCCAGATTCAGATAGCACGGACATGGCTGAGTGTAGGCATGACGCTGGAAGAGTTCGAGGCATTGGACTATGACGGTCAGATGCAGTTTCTGGCGAAACACGGCAAGAAGTTGAGCCGTATGATTGCCCTGACGATGCCCCATTGGTGGTTGCCGACGTGCGTATTGTCATGGTTTGTCCGCCGATGGATGAAGTGGGAGTACCAGAAGGCCGCTTTTGAGAAGTTCGTGACCCTGATGGGTACGGAGTCTTTTACGCCTATTATCAGATCAGCCGAGATAGCGAATCCGATGAAGCTGAGACTGAGCCGCAGAAAGAAGGGGAGTTAAAGAGCCGTTGGGAAGGCTCCCATAGCCCTTTCGGTTTTATATGGTCGATAGCGAGTGCGACGGGCTGGAGTGTTGACTACATCTTGCACGGCGTGAACTACCAGACGCTGATCATGATGATTGCAGACGCGCCCCGCTATGTGGAAGCGAAGACAAAGAAAGAGAACCAGAGTGCCGAGGACGAAGCCTCAGATATTGTAGGCTTTTTCCAGAGCCGGTTGAAGTAATGAGGTTGCGATGGCATCGCAACAAACAAAACAAGAAGCATGAAACCAGTAGAGATAGAGTTCCTGATGAAGGACGGCTTGTCGAAAGGAGTAGATAAGAGCCGTGCAGGTGTCGAGCAGCTGCTTGATGCCTCTCGTCGTTTAGGCGAAGTTCTGAGCCAAAGCGGTGAGGAAGGAGCCAGGGCTTCAGACAAATACAACAACAAACTTGTCGGTTTGCGTCAGGGAGTGGAAAAGATGTCCGCTTCCCTGAAGGCGATGGGTGTGTCAGAAAAAGACACAGCCGGTGTGCTGATGAAGTCCAGTGAGCAGAACGTGAAGTTTGTCGAGGCACAAGCCGGACGACTCCGCTCAATGGAAGAAGCACTGCGCTCTGCCCTGGAGAGCGGGAACACCGCGTTGGCTGAAACGACCAAGGCTGAAATGGAACAGGTGGAGACCTGGATAAACGAAGCCCTTAATGCTATACAGAAAAATGCGGAGCTCATACCCACCATAGTCAAGAATGCCTCCTCAACAGTTCCTGACCAGCAGACCGAGAGTATGAGAGCGCAGCTTAGACTGCTGACAAATGAGATTGCCAGTACCACTGTTGAATATCGCCGAATGACTGATGAGGAGAGAAACTCCGCAGCAGGCATGGAACTGAAGCGTAAGTTGGAGGATCTGATAAAGAAAGCCGGAGAGTTGCGTGATGCGATGGACGATGCCAACACCCAAATTCGTGGAGAGGCTTCCGACACAAAGCACTTGGATGGTATTGCGCAAGGCTTGAATGTCGTTACATCATCTGCAGGGGCCGCTGTGAGTGTTTTCCAGATGTTCGGTGCAAGCCAGGAAGAATTGATAAACATTCAGACTAAACTCCAGGCAACACTCGCCATCAGCAATGCCCTGACAGTTATCCAGAACAATCTCCAGAAAGAAAGTTCCCTCATGATGGGCATCCGTACCATTCAGGAAAAAGCACATGCGGCGGCTATTTCTATACGAACAGCAGCCGAAGGAAGAGGTATCATTGTGACCAAGGCCGCCACCATAGCGCAGGCTGCTTTCAATCTTGTTGCAAAGGCAAATCCATACGTACTCTTGGCGACAGCCATTTTGACCGTAGTCGGTGCACTGGTAGCATTTAGTGCTGGCTCTAAAAAGGCAAAGCGCGAGGAAGAGGAACATCAGAAACAAATGGAGCGTGAACAAGCCTATTATGACACATATAATGAGCAATTAACGTCAACGATTGCCAATTACAGGGATTTGCAACATGCCTATAAAAAACTAAAAAGCGAAAAAGAAAAGACTAAATGGATAAAGGACAATACCGATAAATTTCATGATTTGGGGATTGAACTCCAGAGCATTCAAGACTGCGAGAGGGTTTTTGCAGAGAACACCCCAGAAATAATAAAGGCTTTTGACTTAAGAGCCAGAGCAGCTGCTTATGCAGCAAAAATCACCAAGACCTATAATGATGCACTTTCAGGACAAAATTACAAAGTAGGTGATAAGTTGAGCGAAAGTGAATTTAAGGAACTATTCCCATCCGAGACCCCGAGCTTCGATGGGCATATCTATTCCAGATATGCTAATATGGTAGGTGGTTTTTTCTCTGATGATTTTTATTTAACGCAAGCAGGTATTGATGAGTTAAACGAAAGAGCTTTAGATAATGCAGAAAAAGAAACAGCCGCCCTACGAGATAAAAAGGATGAATTACTGGAGCAAGCCTCTGGAATTTTGTCAAGTCTGAAAGTCAAAGAATATAATCCTGCCGACTCCAACAGCAACGGACGGAATGGCAACGGACGGAATGGCAACGGACGGAATGGAAATGGCGGCAATGACCTTAAAGATGAGGAAGACCGCGCCGAAGCCCTCACCGAACTGCAGGCAAAGAACCGTCAGGCAGAAATAGACCAGATGGCAGAGGGTGCAGAAAAGAAACGTGCCCAGTTGCGTCTGGACTATGACAAAGACATTGCTGAACTCGCAGAACTTGAAAAGGAATGGCGGGCAGCACAAAAAGGCGAATTGACCAAGGAGCAAGCGGAGGCGTTGGAGTCTGCACGAACGCTGGCCAAAGCAAGGCTGGATGCTGGTGAAGCAGAGATAAGCAAAGAGGAAGCCGAGCAGGAACGTGTGCGCCGTCGTGCAGAGATCCAAGCGATGGTGGAGTACCTGAAGGAATATGGTTCCTACCAACAACAGAAATTGGCTATAGCCGAAGAATACGCCCAGAAGATTGCGGACGTGGAAGCGTCGGAAGCCGACGAAGCCACCAAGCAATGGCAAAAGAAGAAACTGAATAAGGAAAGACTCCAGAAAGAAGCGAGCCTGTCCTTTGAAAATATATCTCGCGGCATTGACTGGCACGCGCTGTTTAGCGGTGTGGGTGACCTGACGAAGGAAATGATGGCACCGATGATGGAGCAGCTGCAGGCATGGGTGAAGACCGACGAGTACAGGAATGCCGACGCTGAGACCCAGCAGAAGGTGACGGATCTGATTCAGGAGATGCGCAAGTATGTAGGTACGGACCAGAGTGTGACATGGCAGGCTCTTGATAAAGCCATCAAGGACTTCACGCAGGCCGTAGCCCGATATGACGAAGCAAAGAAGGCAGAGGACGCCGCCGTTCGCGCCCGTAATGAGGGCAAGAAGAAGTTGGATGCCGGCGAACTAACGCCGGATGAGTATAAGAAGCTGGAGGATGAAGCGCAACGTCTGGGCGATGCTACAGCGCAGGCCCGTGCGGACATGGAAGCCTTTGGCGGTGCATTGAACCGGACGAGCGAAGAGGTGGCGAACTTCACGAGCGGACTGACGACCGCCCTGAGCAATGCCAAGGGCTGGTCAGGTGCCGAGGGTTTCGGCAACGTCCAGAATGCCGTTGGCGGCATTGACCAGTTGAAGGGTACGCTTGACAGTCTGCTTCCCCAGATGGGCGACGGCATGGCGAAGACGATAGGCACGACACTGAGCAGCACCATTGGCAGTACGCTGGGCAGCATCGGCAGCGGCATAGAAGGTTTGCTTGGCAGCGGCCTTGGCAGCATTATCGGTATTGTTGCGCAGATACCGAAACTGATATTGGACTTGGCGGGTGCGATCAAGAATTTCGTGACCGGCATTCTCGATGCTTTGACAGAGTTGATCAGCCTGCGCTGGATAGACGACCTTGTGGTGAGCATACTGGATGCCGTAGGCAATCTGATAGATGCCATCTTCGACCTGCCAGAGAACCTTTTCAAGGTGCTGGAGAGTATCGTGGTGAACGGTGTGGGCGGTCTGCTGGACGGTGTGATTGGCAGGATAGGCAATATCCTGACCTTCGGTGCCCTGAGCAGCAGCGTGAGCGACTGGTTCACGAACTCGAATGCGGCAGAGGTGGCGGCGACGATAGACAGGCTGACGAAGCGAAACGAACTGCTGGAGCAAGCCATCGAAGACCTGACTGACGAGATGAAGAGCGCGCGTGGCGCGAGAGCCATTGATGCCTCAACGCGCGCCCGGCAGCTACAAGAAGAGACCAACGCCAACTATAAGAGCATTGCCCAGGCGCAAGCCAGCTATCACAGTGCGCACCACAGTTGGAACTACTACTGGGATGGTTTCAGTCAGGAGCAGATAGCCCGTCTGAGCGGTCAGATAGGCCGGCAGTGGAACGGTGACCTGTGGGACCTGAGCCCGGAGGAAATGAAGATGCTTCGCAGCAATGTTGACATGTGGAAACTGATAGCCGACACAGGCAAGGGACCCTACGGTGAATCAGTCCAGGAAAAACTGAGTGCCTACATTGACCAAGCCGGCAAACTGCAGGAGATTACCGATGCCCTGTATGAGAACCTGACGACTACGACGAAGGAGAATGTCTTTGACGACTTTCTCGGTTCCCTCTACGACCTTGCCGACGGCAGCGAGGAAGTGATGGACAATATCGCGGACAACTGGCAGAAGATGGTGAATCGCATGGCGGTGAACAACCTCGTGGGTGCGAAATTCCAGAAGAACTTGGAGGAGTGGTATGAGAATCTGGCAAAACTGAACGAAGCCCGTACAAACGGCGAGATTACCGACGAGGAATACAGGAAGCGTCTGGATGCCCTGAAAGCCGAGTATGATGGCTATGTGGAGAGTGCGAAGCGCGACATTGAGACCCTGCGGACGGAGGGTATCGTGAAAGCCACGGAGGAAAACAGCGGGGTAACTCAGAGCGGCAAGGCCGGTGCCTTCACTACGATGAGCCAGGACCAGGCAGGAAAACTGGAGGGACTGTTCGTAAGCGGTCAGATGCACTGGGCGAGCATGGACGACAAGTTGACCGACGTGACCCGTCAGATGGACGAGGCCGGTGACCACCTGCGCCAGATAGCAACGAACACAGGCAGCAGTGCCCAGTCATTGGGTGAGATAAAGGAAGACATCAAGAAAATGATACGTGACGGACTAAAAATGAAATAACAATGGCAACAGAACAACATATATTGAGCGGTCAGGTGCTGGTGAACGGCACCGACATCTGGCAGGAGTACGGCGTGTTCCTGACAGAGGAGAAGAAAGGCGGTCGGGAAAACCTGAACGCCATCCTCACACCGAGCAAGACGAAGACGCACGTGGGCGTTGACATCAGGGAGGCAAACGGCAAGAAATACTCCAGAACGCTGGCGGTGGCTAACCAGGAGCGCGAGGTGACGCTTCACTTTGCGCAATATGCGCAGACGCGAACGGAGTGGCTGCAGAAATACCAGTCGTTCATCCAGTTCCTGAAGACGGGCGAGAACGGCTGGCTAAACGTGCGTTTTCCCTCCCTTGGACTGACGCTGCGCATGTATTATTCTTCGAGCGCCCAGTTCCGGAGCCTGACCTACCTGTGGAAAGAGGGTGTGCAGGCAGGCCGTTACAAGGTGACGTTCAAGGAACCCGAACCCATTATATAAACGATATTAAAACGCCATTAGAATATGCTTTTAACACTATACGACCAGTACGGCAATGAGAAAGCGGAACTGCAAGCCAACGACAGCAGTACGCAGGACAAGGAGGTTCAGGCAGACAATGTGCTGAGCCTGGGCTTCACGCTGTATGAGCATGTGGCCATCGACGTGAATGACTACGTGGACTTCGGCGGTGAGCGTTACTGGGCCGTGGAGAAATACGAGCCTGCGGAAAAGAGCAGCGTGGAATGGGAGTACAGTCTGAAGCTGTACGGCATAGAGAGCCTTATCAAGCGTTTTCTGGTACTGAACAACACGGACGGCGATAACGAGGCAGTGTTCACGCTGACCGCCCGTCCCGTGGATCATGTGCGCCTGATAGTGAAGTGCATCAACGACGGCATGGATCAGACGACGAACTTCAAGGTGGGCAGCGTGGAAGGCACCGATAACGTGGTGATCAACTACGAAGGCAAATACTGCGATGAAGCCCTGAAAGAACTTGCCGAGACGGTAGGCGTGGAATGGTGGTTTGACGGCGAGACGCTGAACCTGAGCCGCTGTGAGTGGGGCAGCGCGGTTGTGCTTGGCTACGGCGAGGGGCTGACCAGCCTGGAGCAGGACAAGGCCGACAACGTGAAGTTCTACACGCGGCTGTTCCCTATAGGCAGCAGCCGGAACATCGACAGGGAGCGCTATGGCGCAAGCCGACTGCAGTTGCCCGGCGGTGCGAAGTATGTGGACATGGGCGACCTTGTGCAGAAATACGGTGTCATACACCACTATGAGCAGGAAGCCTTCAGCGGCATCTATCCGCGGCGGGTCGGTGTGGTGAGCAGCGTGCGCTCGAGAGAGGTGCAGGACAGCGACGGCAAGCCCTATACCATCTACTACTTCAAGGACAACGGCCTGACGTTTGACCCGAACGCCTACGAGATAGGCGGTCTGGTGAAGCACGTGAGTTTTCAGGAGGGCTCAGAACTTGCCGGACTGGGGACGGACAATGACCACTACTTTGAGGTGAACTTCGACAGCGAGACACGCGAGTTTGAGATCATCACGATATGGCCCTACGATGACGACCGGCAGTTGCCCGGCGACACGTTGGTACCGAAGCCCGGTGACAAGTATATTCTGTGGAACATCCGGATGCCGGACGAGTATTACACGCTTGCCGAGACCGAGTTCCAGAGCGCTGTGGAGGAATACAACCGCAAGCACATCCAGGACGTGAGCCGCTACAAGGCGCCGACCGACCATGTGTGGATAGAGGACACCGGCACGGAACTGGAGGTCGGGCGACGTGTGCGCCTGAAGAGTCAGGAGTATTTTCCGAGGCTGGGCTACAGAGAGAGCCGAATCACACGCATAAGCCGGAGCGTGAACCTACCAAGCCAGATGGACTTGGAGATTAGCGACGCACTGAGTAGCGGAACACTGGATAAGATAGACGATGCTATCAGCGACGCGAAGAGTTATGCCGGCAGCATACTGGGTGCGGTGAACGTCCCCGACCTTATCAGGAGTTGGGACGAGACAAAGCCGACGGACAACAACATCTACAGCGCGCGGCGGACGCACAAGGAGTTCCTGAGCAAGAACACTGCAGACAGGGCCAAGAAGAAGATTATCTTCGACGAGGGCATCGAGGCTGGCGACTATGAAGCCGGTGAACGAGGCGGATATATCGACGGTCAGGGCAATGCCGAACTGCTGACGCTGGTGGTGCGCCAACTGCTGCGCAGCGCGAGGTTCGTGGACGGCTTCGGCGGTGAGGGATGGCAGTTGTGGATAGATGAGCAGGAACTGGCAAACCTTACCATCGACAAACTGACGGTGCGCCAGGTGATGACCGTGTTTGAACTGCTGGTAGAGAAGATCCGTAGCGTTGGCGGTCAGATTGTGGTGAGTGCCGCCAATGGAAAAATAAAAACCGTTGAGGAGGTGGACGGCTACTACAAGATCACCTTCGAGCAAGAGAATACCTTCCAGGCACATGACCTTATGCGTTGCCAAACCTTCACGGGCGGGAACCTGAAATCGTACTGGGTGGAGGTGGCTGCAGTTGACGGCAATTCGGTACTGGTAGAAACGAGTGAGTTTGACGCCAGTCTTCCGGCTGAAGCCGACGAGGTGGTGCTGATGGGCAACACCGAGAATGCGCTGCGCCAGAACCTGATACTTATATCAGCCACCGAGGACGGCCAGCCTCGCATTGACGTGATGGACGGTGTGAAGGCGAAGAACTTCACGGACTGCCTGCGTGCGCGTCTGGGCAACCTGGACGGCATCAAAGATGACTGGTTTCCTGCAGACAACCAGCCCCACGGCAACGGCCTGTACAGCGACAACGCCTACCTGCGCGGCACGTTCCTGTTGGTAACGGGCGAAGACATCAAAACCAAGTTTGAGATAACGGAGGGGAAGATAGCGAGCAGCGTGAGTGCGCTGCGCCAGGACTTCGCGATAGACAGAGGCTACCTGAACAACCCCAGTTTTGACGAGGGTCTGAGCAAGTGGCTGACGGAGAACGAGACCGTGTTCTGGCTTGTGGGTAACAAATGGATCTGGGCCAACGAGAACGTGCTGACCAAGAAGGGCGACGGTGCGAGCGTAACGAAAGACGACGGTCGCGTGGTGGTCAGGATCAAGAACAAGTATATCACCCAGAAGAACGCGAACCTGCGAAGCAAACCGACGATGGAGACGAACCCGACGACGGGACAGAAGGAGGCGAAGCCGGTATATCTGAGTTTCCTGTACCGCTGCGCGGAGGCTGGCACGCTGAAGGTGCGTTTCGAGGGTGTTGACAAGACCGGCTTCGAGAACTTCAACTCTATGGACGTGGAGGAAGAACTGGCAGTGACCGACGGCTACAAGCAGTACACCTGCAACGGGCTGTGGAACGGCACGGGCGACTTCAAGCTGAGTTTCACGGGCGACATCTACCTGTATATGCTGATACTGAGCACCGACAAGATCGAGAGCCTGACGTATAAGTACCGGACGCTGTTCGAGCAGAGTGAGAAACTGGTGAAGATAGCCGCGCAGAACTTCGACCAGAACGGCAACGTGCTTGCCGAGAGCGGCATCATGGTGAAAGCCGAGGGCACCGGCATCTATGCCCAGGGCCCCGATGGGAAACTGGCATTGATAGGCGTTGGCGTTGAGGAAAGTTATACCGATGAGGACGGTCAGGAAAAGACGCGGACGGTGATTAAGCTGACCGCAGACAACATCAAATTGGAGGGGCTGGTGACAGCGAACCAGTATTTCAAGATCAAGGCTGACGGCAGCATCGAGGCAGTGAACGGTAAGTTCGTCGGCCAGGTGAATGCACAGAGCGGCTTTATCGGCGGTTTTGTGATAGCCAATGACCATATCGGCGTGGGCAGTGTGACCTACGAGGAGGATGAAGACGGAAACCTGCAGCCAGTGATACATGACGAAACGAACGGTCTGTTCCTCTATGACAACATGATAGGATTCAATGCCACGAACCGCCAGGCGATATTCGGCACTTGGCACAGTCTGGGCCAGCCCATGCTTGTGCGCCTTGTTGACACAGGCGAGGAGTATCTGCCCAAGTGGGGCATCGTATTCGACATCAGAAACTCATATAGTGCCAACCTTGCGTTTGCAGGAACCGGTAGTGGTGCGCTGAACGGATTTGTTGACGGTTACAAGTTCAAAAAGGTGACTGTGGACCAGGCAAACAAGATATACGATGTAGGCATGAGAGACAGCAACCGTCTCATTGTGAACTGTACTGCGAGCAATGCCGGCATATCCCTGCCAAGGCTCACGTCAGTACGTGAAGCCCTTAGCATAGGCAGCAGTACCCCATTTGCTGTTCGTCTGACAATAATATCAGACCTTGGTTCCAATGATTTCTCCATCTACGGCAGAAACACGAATAAAGACAGTGGTGGTGCTACCCCCTGGAACTCGGAAGACTACCCCCTGTTCACTCATTGGAACGGTGGCCGCTGGGATAGTCTGGCGATGGGTCAGGGTGACTCTATAGAGGTGCTGCTGGTATATGACCCCGACAGAACCGCCACAATAGACGGCTTCACGACAAAATATACAGCAAGGACCATCAACAGACAAGATTAGAAACCCATATAAATCATAGCAACTATGACAGAGCAAGAGAAACAAGAAATCAAGCAGGAAGTGCTGAACGCCATCAAGAGCGAGAGCCAGGGCGTGACGGAACTGGAGGAAGTGTCGAGCCTTGACGGGGTGAAGACCCTGCCCGCGCTTCGCGGCACGGAACTGGTGAGTGTGCCTGTAAGTCTGCTGGGCAAGCCGGCTACCGATGCGGCAGCGCAGGCACTGGCAGCGAAAGCAGCGGCAGAAGGAGCAGCCGGAACCGCCAACACCGCCGCGGGCAATGCCGACGCAAAGGCTCAGGCGGCACAGGCGGCGGCACAAGCGGCCACGGATGCGAAAGAAGCGACGGAGCAAGCCACGCAAGCAGCCGAAGCCGTGGTGGGACAATATGAGGACGTGGCAGTGTTGGCTCGGAACGGTGCCACAGCCCGTTTTGCCGGCATATTGGATGACGTGACGCTGGCGGAGCAGAGCTTCACCAGTGTGGATGCCATCTACTATGTGACGGCGAAGAAACTGTTTGTCGGCAAGAATGGCACAAGATACAGCATGTCTTGGAAAGGTTGTGAAATGTACAACGACCTGACCGCTGACCCGATAGGCATCAGGAAGGACAAACTCTACCTGCAGGGCGACACACTCTATGCCTGGAGCGACGAAGATAATGCCCTTGTGGAGGCCAGCGGCACCGGTGGCGGCAACACCATCAACGTGACCGAGACCTATCCGCTGGACAACGGCTTTTACACCCTTGCCACCGCCATCAGAGCCGTGGAGGAGAAGAAGCGCGTGAAAGGCGCGTGCGTAACCTTCGAGGTGAGCCAGGGCAAGTGGCAGACGAAGCAGTTTGTCGGTACCAGCCTGACCAGTTGGGAGAGCGAGAGCAGCTGGGACGACTTCGGCGGTGGCGGCACGGTGAAGAGCGTGACGCTGAACGGCCAGAAGAAGACCCCCGACGCCCAGGGCAACATAGACCTGACGGTGGACGAGGTGACGGTGGACGCGAGCCTGGATGCTCAGAGCACGAACCCGGTGGAGAACCGCGCCGTTGCCGGCAAGTTCAGCGAGATAGAGAGCGCGACCCTGTTTGACAGCGACGTGGAGGAAGGCGACGACGGCACGCAGACGGTGACGCTGAAGAACAAGAGCGGTGCGGCCATTACCCAGTTCACGCTGGCAGCCGGTGGTGGCGGTGGTGGCGGCGACACCCAGGCGACGAAGATTGTGCTGGGCGCAAGCGTGAACCAGGGCATCATCAAGGAAGGCGGAAACTGCGTGCTGACGTGGAACTATGACCATCAATATACCAGCGGCGATGATGCCGGACAGACGACGGGGCAGAAGGCAACGGTTGAGATAAGGGTGCTCCGAGGCTCCATCCTTGCCTACAGCGTCACGACGGAAGACGTGAGCAAAGGTACCTACACGCTGGACGTGAGCAAATACCTGCAGGTGGGTACGACGGACATCTATGTGAAGGCGACGACCACCGACCCGACGACCGGCAAGACCCAGACGAAGCAGGCGTATGCGAACGTGAAGGTGGTGAACCTGAGCCTGCAGAGCAGTTACAGCCTGAGCAGCGGTCTGAGCAGTGGCGGCTACGGATCAACGGAAAGCGCGGTCATTCCCTACACTGTGCAAGGCACCGGCACGAAGGTCGTCACCCTGTATGTGGACGGTAGCCAGTATGAGACGGCCACCGTGACCAGGAGCGGCACGACCAACGGCAGTTTCACGATACCGATGAGCGGTCTCGGCGTAGGCCGCCACACGGTGCAGATGGTGGCCGAGATGGAAGCCAGCGCCGACCTGACGCTGAGAAGCGAGAGCATCTACATAGACATCTTCAAGGCCGGCAGCAGTGCCCCCCTGATTGGCACGAAGCACACGTTCCAGGACGGTCGCATCTTCACGACCAACCACCGCACCCCACGGCTGGCAGCCGGACAGTATGAGCAGCTGACCTTCGAGTATGCCGTGTATGATGCAGGTGTTACCCCTGCCCCGATGAGTGTGTGGCAGAACGGGGAGAAGGTGCAGGACGTGTCGGTTCCCCGCAGCACCCAGACCTACGCCAACCGCTTCACGGAGCAGGGCGCACAGACCATGAAACTGGTGAGCGGCGCGACGGAATACCCGTTCTATATCGACGTGAGCAAGAGCAGCATCGACGTGGAGGAAGCGACCCTTGACCTGCGGCTGAAGCTGAGCGCCGCCGGCAGGAGCAACGGCGAGAGCGACCCCGCGCACTGGGAGCACGGCGAGGTGAAGACCACCTTCGAGAACGTGGACTGGCAGACGAGCGGGTGGACCGGCGAGTCGCTGAAGCTGATGAACGGCGCGAAAGCCTACATCGACTTCAAGCCCTTCACGCAGGATGCCGCCACGACGGGCCGCACGGTTGAGGTGGAACTGAAGGTGAGCAACATCACGGACAAGGAGAGCGACGTGGTGAGTTGCCTGGACGGAGTGAAGGGCTTCCAGATCACGGCAGACAAGGCTATGATGTACACCGGCTCGACGAAGGAGGTGGAGGACGAGGACGGCAACAAGACCACCCAGCCCGTGGGCGTTGGTCGCCAGTACGGTCAGGATATGTGGGTGAAGATTGCTTTCGTGATTGGCAAGCGCTCGGAAGGGCGCCTGATGGAACTCTACGTGAACGGTACGCGCTGCGCTGCCGACATCTACGGTGACAGCGACAACTTCATGCAGGACACGCCGAAGGGAATCACGCTGGACAGCACGGGTGCAGACGTGGAGGTGCGGACGGTGCATGTGTATGACCGCGCGCTGAGCGACGACGAGGAGATGGACAACCACATCGTGAACCGCCAGACGCTGGACGAGATGGCTGCCCTGTTTGAAGAGAACGACGTGCTGGGCGAGGACGGCAAGAGCATCGACTTCCAGAAACTGCGTAACAAGGGCAAGGGCATCATGCTCGTGGTGCGCCAGGGCGGACTTGACCCTGTGAACGCAGAGAACAACAAGAAGACCGACTTCCTGGCCGACGTGCACCTGTGGCTCCCGGACGGACGCTACATCTACCTGCACAACGTATATATCAGAATCCAGGGCACGAGCTCGACGAAATACCCGACGAAGAACTACCGCATCTACTGCGCGAAGGGAGAGAATCCGGAGATGTATATCAACGGCGTGAAGCAGACGGAACTGAAGATAGCCCTGCGCGTAGGACAGAAGAAAGTGAAGATACTGTGCGCCAAGGCCGACTACTCAGACTCGTCAATGGCTCAGAACACCGGCGGCGCGAAACTGTGGAACAACCTGATGAAGTCGCTGGGGTTCCTGACCCCGCCTCAGCAGGTGGACAGCAACGTGCGTACAGCCGTGGACGGTTTCCCTATCGACGTGTTCTCGGCAGAGAGCCTGGAGGACACGCCGACCTACTACGGACAGTACAACCTGAATCACGACAAGAGCGACTGGCAGGCCATCATCGGCATGGAAGGCGTGGACGGCTTCACGCCGACGGAGCCCATCGCCTTCGAGTTTCTGAACAACACGCAGCCGCTGTGCCTGTTCCAGGGACAGAGCGACCTGGACGCGCAGGCAGCGGTAGAGTTTGACAACGCCCTGGAGTTCAACTACCCGGCGAAGACGGGTGGTGAGGACACGAAGTGGGCCAATGCGCCGACGGCGAAGAAAAACGCCTTCAAGCGTCTGTGGGGATGGATCAGGGACTGTGTGCCGGCAGGCGCGACACCGAGCGATGTGAGCACCTTTGTATCGAGCAAGTTCAAGACGGAGGTGAGCCAGTACCTAAACCTGAACTTCCTGCTGTGCTGGTGGCTGTTCACGGACTACTTCGCCAACGTGGACCAGCGGGCGAAGAACATGATAGCCGCGACGTGGGATGCGCTGGTGTGGTATCTGCTGTATTACGACGGCGACACCCAGATAGGCGACCGCAACGACTCGATGCTGGCATACCTGTACAACGTGACGCGAGAGACGTGGGACAGCGACAAGAACAAATACGCTTTTGAGGGTCACGACTCGTGGCTGTGGTGCCTGGTACTGGCCAACTTCAAGGATGAGATCAAGGCGATGGCCACGACGATGAGAGAGAAGCTGACCGAGGAACAGGTGAACCAGATGTTTGACGAGGAGCAGCAGGGCAACTGGTGCGGACGCGCTTACAACAAGAGCGGCGAGATCAAGTATATCAAGCCCCAGACGGAGGGTGTGCCGACGAAGACCGGCATCGTGAAGTACCCGTATATCTACGCCCTGAAGGGTGACAAGCAGGCATTCCGCCACTGGTTCATCCAGAACCGCTTCGCCCTGCTCGACGCGAAGTATGAGACGGGCAACTATCTCTCTGACAACATAGACATGTATATGAGCCGCCAGGCGACGGAGGCGGCCAACACCATCGTGGTGAAGGCGAGCGAACTCTACTACTTCGGCTACGGCACGAACAACGCCCCCCACCTGCAGCCGAGCGAGGAGGCCAAGAAAGGCGGCACGGTGACGCTGGTGTTCAGCAACGCCTTCACGGTGAACGACCCGATAAGAATCTACGGCGCGAGCCGCATTGCCGAACTGAACATGGAGGGAGCGGCGAACAACCTGACGGGTGACCTGAACCTGAACAAGTGCAAGGTGCTGCGTGTGCTTGACCTACAGACGAACGGGAGCGGCAGCACCGGCTGGTGTCTGGTACTGGACCAGTGCCGCCAGTTGACAGACGTGAACCTGTACGGTCAGGCGAGTGCGAAGACCGGCACGCTGAGCAGCATGGAACTGGACTTCAGGAACCAGACGCGACTGAAGACGCTGGACGCTCGCGGCGTGAACGTCCAGGCGGTGCTGTTTGCCCAGGGCTGTCCGCTGACGACCGCCAAACTGGGCAGCAACATCCAGACGCTGAGACTGGAGTATCTGCCCGACCTGAAGGAGAGCGGACTGACGCTGCAGAACTGGCGGACGGTGAAGACACTGCGCTATGCCGGTTGTCCGAACATCAGCTGGCAGTCGATGATCAGCAAGTGCGTGAACGTGGAGCGTGTGCGCATCGAGGGTATCAGCGTGGAAGACGACGGGACCCTGCTGAACCGCTACAAGAACCTGAAGGGCGTGGACGCGAGCGGCAACGCCGTGGACTACTGCGCCCTTGTGGGCACGGTGCAGCTGACGAGCTACATGGACGACGAGGACTATGCCGCCATGCAAGCGAGATTCCCCGAACTGACCATCCTGCAGCCCGACTACTCGATGCTGGAGTTTGACGACACGGTGAGCGACGATGCCAACGTGAGCAACCTGGACAACAGGACGGGCTACAAGTTCGGCAACGACTATGTGGCGAGCGGCCACGTGGCAGCCATCCTGAAGAAGCGCCACAGGGTGCTGGCGAAGGTGACGAAGAAGCCGACGACGAGAAATATCACCCATGCCGGTGTGCAGACCACGATGAACAACGGGGACGGCGAGGTGACCATCTTCCCGTTGCACGACGAAGACAGCCGCTACTATGCCGATGCTCAGGAACTGAGCCACTGCACGGCGGCGAAACTGGATGCAAGCGAGGGCGACTGGATGATGTGGGAGCCCCACCGCTGGTTCAAGGGTGTGAACGACTACCTGAACGGCAAGCACTATGCCTGCTGGAGCAGTAACGCGGCAAAACCGAAGGAGCCGGAGTGCACCATTGTGACGCTGGAGGACATTCAGGATGCCGGCAACTACAGGAACGGCTACAAGATTATGAGTGGCAAGGAGACGCTGACACAGAGCTACACGGCTGATGCGAACTATGCCGTGTGCCGTGTGGAGGTGAGCGGCTACGGCAGAGTTCGCTTCCCGAGTGTGCCAGGCACGAACCTGGTGGGTGCGGTGTTTGCAGACACAGCCGGCAACGTGGTCGGCTCGGTGGTGGTGAGCACGCTGGGTGCGAAGTTCGTGGCCGGCATGTACCTGATAGCCGATGTTCCGGCTAATGCCGCGTCGCTGAACTTCTCGATCCTGAAGACGGCAGAGTTTGACATGGTGGTGCTGAGCAACTCGACGAAGATAGAGGACATGGAACCCTACTGGGCCGAGGAAGAGGAGCACCTGTGCGCCGTGGTGGGCAGCAGCGTGGTCGGTGACAAACTGCGCGCCTGTATCTCAGGCGGCAGCACGACTGCGAGCATGACGTGGACGGACTTCCACTACTACTCGGTGCAGAGAGGTATGCAGCAGATAGACGGCCTGATGCACAACGACATTGCCAACCTGTTCTATGCCAAGTACGGTCGGAGGAACAGCCAGGCGCAGTGCGGTGCGGGTCAGCACACGAACACCAGGACCACCGGCGGCACGGCGAAAATAGGCATGCAGGACACGGTGAACACCGACGGAACGACTGTCGGAGGCTACGAGGGTAGCGGTCTGGCTTTCTATAAGGAGGTTAACAACGTGGGTGAGACTGTGTTTGCCCGTATCAACAACATCAACTGCCTGGGCTACGAAGACATCTACGGCCACAAGTATGACATGATGGACTGCGTGGACGTTCCGAACGACAGCGGCAATGTGGCGAAGTGGCGATACCTGATGCCCGACGGCAGCTACAGATATGTTCAAGGCGTCAATGCGAGCGACATTTGGATAACAGGTGTGTCTCATGGCAGATGGATGGACGTGGTGCCGGTTGGTCAGGGTGGCAGCAGCACAACCCACTACAGCGACAAGTATTACCTATCCACATCTGTAGGCCGTGTGGTCTATCGCGGCTACAGCAACGCGCATGCGAATGGCGGTGTGTCGTGCGCGTATGCGCTTTACGATGCGTCGGACTCGAATGCGGATATCGGGTCGCGTCTGGCCTTCCGCGGCAAAATCGTGGTGGCGGAGAGCGTGGCCGCGTACAAGGCGGCAGTCGAGATAGCGTAAGCGGGAAAGCGAAAACGGGAGCGAAGCGACAAAGCGTAAAGCGTCAAAGCGTGATGTCTGAGGTACGAAGACATCAAGAAATACGGGCGTAAGCCCGTCGAAGTTGGTGAAATTTTCGGTAGCCTCGCTGAAAATGAGTACCTTTGCAGTCGGAAAGCTGACAATATGCACTTTTCAGGGTGGAAGCTCCCATAGGCCGTGTGGTCTATCGCGGCAACAACAACGCGAATGCGAATGGCGGTGTGTCGTACGCGAATGCGAATAACGATGCGTCGAACTCGAATGCGAATATCGGGTCGCGTCTGGACAACAACCAAAGAAACTGAAATCGGCGTACAGCGACGGGGACGTGTCCCCAGTGCGGTGCCGAGGGAGCCGAGCCCCACCAACAGCGGCTTAACCTCTAAAAGAGGACATGGCACCGCCCATGTGCCGGAAAGGTGAAAAACGGAGTGACGGGTAGAGTTTGGTAGGTCGGTAACGGCTCGAAGAACTTGGACCCACGGAAGGAAGGCTTCGGCCTCCACTAACAACAATTTTTGAACTATGCGCAGAGAAGGTTACATCATTGAGGAAATCGTGGAGTACGGCAATATGTCGGACTCCTTCGATACGGTGCTCCGAGGCACGAAGCGGAAACGCTCACGCCAGGGGCGCTGGCTCCTTGCGCATAGGGACGAGGTGATACGGGACCTGACGGAGCGCATAGCGTCCGGCACGTTCACCGTGAAGGACTACAGGGAGCGCGAGATTGTGGAAGGCGGCAAGCTGCGCAAGATACAGGTGCTCTCCATGTATGACCGCATCGGCGTACATGCCGTGATGAATGTCGTGGACAGGCACATGCGCAAGCGCTTTATCCGCACCACCTCGGCCAGTATCAAGGAACGCGGGATGCACGACCTTCTGGCGTATATCCGGCGCGACCTGGAGGAAGATCCTGACGGAACGCGGTACTGCTACAAGTTCGACATCTCGAAGTTCTATGACAACGTGCAGCCGGACTTTGTGATGTACTGCGTGAAGCGGATTTTCAAGGACAAAAGGCTCATTGCCCTGCTGGACGGCTTTGTCCGCATGATGCCGTCGGGCATCAGCATCGGGCTGCGCAGTTCGCAGGGGCTGGGCAATCTCTTATTGTCTGTTTTTTTAGACCACTATCTGAAGGACAGGTACGGCGTGCGTCATTTCTACCGCTATTGTGATGACGGCGTGGTACTCGGAAAATCGAAAGCGGAATTGTGGCTCGTGCGCGACGTGGTACACGAACTGGTGGAGCATATAGACTTGGAGGTGAAAGCCAACGAGCGCGTGTTCCCGGTAAGTGAGGGCATCGACTTCCTGGGCTATGTGATTTACAGTTCCAAGCATGTGGAACTGCGCAAGCGCATCAAGCAGAAGATGGCCCGCAAGATGCACGAGGTCAGGAGTAGGAAAAGAAGGCGTGAATTGATAGCGAGCTTCTATGGCATGGCAAAGCACGCCAATTGTAACATGTTGTTTAATAAATTAACAGGCAAACAGATGAAATCATTCAAGGATTTGAAAGTCGCTTACAAGCCGGAGGACGGCAAGAAGCGCTTCTCTGGTGCGGTGGTAAGCATCAGGGAATTGGTGAACCTGCCCATCGTGGTCAAGGACTTCGAGACGGGCATCAAGACAGAGCAGGGCGAGGACCGCTGCATCGTGGCCATCGAGCAGAACGGCGAGCCCAAGAAGTTTTTCACCAACAGCGAGGAGATGAAGAATATCCTCGCCCAGATTAGAGAAATGCCCGACGGGTTCCCCTTCGAGACCACCATCAAGACGGAGACCTTCGGCAAAGGTAGAACCAAGTACGTTTTCACTTAGAGACAATGCAAAGGACAGAAGGAACCGCCGGTGTAAAACTGATTGAATGCGTCAGCCCGGCAAGAAACAAGTGGCGCGTCCGCTGGGACGTGCAGGAACATGAGGACGGATCTGCCGACTACATGGAGGCGGAGTTCGCCCACAAGCCGACTGACGAGGAAATCAAGGCCGCTGTCATTGGCTGGTACAATCAGCAGACCGACCAGACCATCCTGTCCGGCTTCGAGTATGAGGGCGACCCTGTGTGGCTGTCCTCTGAGAACCAGTTCAACTACAAGGCAGCCTACGACCTCGCCGTACAGTCAAATGGTACGACGCTACCTGTGAAGTTCAAGTTCGGTACAGACGAGCAGCCGAAGTATCGGGTGTTTGAAAGACTGGAGGAACTGGCTGACTTCTACACGAAGGCCATGCGTTTTATCCAGGACACGCTGGATACTGGATGGCAGAAGAAAGATGCGTTCTACCCGGAAGACTATCGGGATGAATAAACTCTGAAGGAAGCCCTTGGGGGTGGGCATAAAAAAAGCCCCCAGCCTGTTAATATAGACGCCAATCATTTATTAACAACGCACCCATACAGGAGACAGCTGGGGGCCTATGCCCTTCACTCCCCTGTATGGGTTTTTATATGCGAAATAAATGATTGGCGGTACAAAGGTATAAAAAAATAATGAAATGACGCTGTTTGAGATATTAAATTTCAATAAAGAGCTTATTGACAGGCTTATTTCGGTCGGTTTTAAGCCCGACGACTGCCGTTACGTGGCACTTTACGCAGATTATATGAAGATGCACGGACGTGGCGAGAAAGTGACGTATATCGTGACTCTGCTCTCTGACAAGTACAAGGTGAGCGAGCGCAAGGTGTACAACATCATCAAGAAGTTTGAGACTAACTGCACGGCTGGTGCAGTGTGATTTGGCTTGAACATTCCCTTGTCTCGCTGAATGACCGTACCTTTGCGGTGATAAAATTAGCGAGACAATGAGAAAGCAATATCTATCGGCACCGCTTCCTTTCCAGGGACAGAAGCGTATGTTTGCAAAGGAGTACATCAATGTGCTCCAGCAGTTCCCTGACGGTACGACATTCGTGGACCTGTTCGGCGGCTCTGGCTTATTATCACACATAGCCAAGTGCCAGAAGCCGCATTCCACGGTAGTATATAACGACTTTGACGGCTATCGCCAGCGGCTTGAAGCCCTGCCTGTCACCAATGCGCTGCTGGCAGAACTGAGGGAGATTGTGGATGTGCCACGCCACAAGCCCATATTGGGGGAGACAAAGGAACGTGTGCTGTCCTGCGTCCGCAAATACCTACACGACTACGGCTATATCGACTATATCACGCTGTCCTCGTCGATTATGTTCTCTATGAAGTACGCCACCGAGTTTTCGGATTTGGAGAAGGAAACACTATATAATAATATAAGGACGACCGACTATGAACCGTGCTTGGACTACCTCGACGGGCTGACCATTACCTCCTGTGACTACAGGGAGGTGTTTGAGCAGTACAAGGACGTGCCAGGTGTGGTGTTCCTGGTTGACCCTCCGTATTTGAGCACGGACAGCAAGACATACAAGATGTACTGGAAATTGTCAGACTACCTCGATGTGCTGACGGTGCTTGCCGGACACCGCTTTATCTATTTCACCTCGAACAAGTCTTCTATCGTTGAACTGTGCGACTGGATGGGTAAGCATCCGGAACTGGGCAACCCGTTTGAGAACTGCCAGCGTCGTGAGTTCAATGCCCACATGAATTACAGCGCGTCCTACACGGACATCATGCTATATACGAAAGCCGCTTAAACAACATTCTAATACCGTTTGAACGATGAACAAATACTACCAGATACTGGGCAAGGTTCTGGAGAAAGGAAAGACCCAGACGAACAAGAAAGGAAATATCCGCTACCTGCTCAATGAGCAGTTGTCATTGACCCCTGCCGACCTGCTCGATATATTCGAGAGCCACGGCATAGCCAGGAAGAAACTGAAGAATGAGTTGCAACTTTTTATGCAGGGTGAGCGGAACGTGGAACGATACCGCGACGTGGGCATCAACTGGTGGGACTATTGCGGTTCTGTCCTGGTGAACAGTTACCCGACCTACTTTGAGAAACTGCCTCCACTCATTGCGAAGATAAACCGCGAGAAGCGCAACAGCAAGAACTATGTGCTGTTCCTCGGTGAGACTGGTGCAGAGAGCAACCAAGCCCCATGCCTGAGTCTCGTGCAGTTCCAGATAGACGACGGGGAACTGGTACTGTCAGCATACCAGCGAAGCAGCGACGCGAACCTTGGCTTGCCGGCTGACATTTACCATCTCTACCTCATGGCTCGGCAGATAGATTTGCCTCTGAAAAGCATAACGCTGAACCTTGGCAACGTACACATATACGAGAACAACCAGGAACGCACACGCCAGCTGCTTGATGGCGACGAGAATGTGAAGTTTGATTTGAACGTTTGAAACAACATGGAGAAAAAGGAAACGCCCCAGAGAAATCTGAGGCGTTTTTTCGTTGTGGGGAGGGAACCCGAAAAAGTAACATTTCGTTTTGCGAAGCGGAACGCGTCGTTTAATTTTTCAGGAACATTTCGTTTTGCGGATTATACATGATAAAGACAATCAAAAATAAACCGAAAGACTTCTCTATTGATAGAGAAAAATGGGAAATTGAATACAAAAAGAGTCTTGCTGGTTTACAGTTCGCATCAGATGGAAAAATTGATGATCATGCTCATCTGGCGGCAATGTCTAAGCTTTGGCTTTTGCAATTGGAAGAATATCCTGTAGAGTCAGCAGAACTATTAGAAAGTTTTAGTTCTTTTCTTTGTATAGATAAGACATGCCTTTACAATTATTCCTATTTTGCTCAGAAAATAATAGATTTTGACAAATATGCTGATGCTCTACGAATTCGTTTTGAACAGATATGGCTGCATTACAGATTGTTAAGCAAGGTGTGTCTGGAGATAATAAACGACAAAGTGTTTGTTTACGATGGAACATATTGTTTCGAACAGAAAAAGAGTCATTTGAAGATTACGATTCTTCCTCTTCCTTTTGCTAATATAGCTAACAATAAGGAGGATTCTTTTTCTTTGGAAATTCTTAAAAAGACCTCCCATGTGGATTATATTCATGATGAAAGATTGGGGGTGTTTCAGCTAAAGCATCTTTTATCTTTTGTTGTGTCTGCAGATAAAGAGACACGTGAAAAAGCCGAAAAAACGGCAAAAACTGAAATGAAAAGTTTAACAAAACAACTTAATATACTATTCGGAAGTTGATTTATGGGAATGTTGTATGATTTTGTACTGAGTAAGCCAAATATTTATCAAGCGATTTATTCTATGGAGTCGTATGTTGTGGAGAAATATTTGCTTTCTAATGATGATATAATTCTTTATAAGCGTTTGGCAGACAAATATGACTATACGCTAATGGAAGAAGTCATAGGAAAATGTCGTAAACGTTTGGAAATATTGTTGGATAAGAGGGAAAACCTCTTTGAACTTCATGTATATTTTAAGTTGAAAGGTTATGATGCAGATAGTGGAAAAGTAAAATACCGTCCTATTCATACTGCTACATTGATAGACCAAATATGTATGGTATGCTTGTTGAATTGCATTATGTTTGACGATAGCTCTGGTAAGCGTGCCTTATCAGAACTTTCCCTGCTATTGCCACATAACTTCTATGGAAACTTACCTTCAATTCGAATGGAAGAAATCTTCCAACCATGGCCTGTTAACTATAAATATTATAATGAAGCAGTAGAAAGTAAAGCCAAGGAATACCAAGAAACTTATGAATATAAGACACAAGTTTGTTTGGATTTACAAGATTTTTTCCCATCGATCAGTCCTGAATATATCTTCAATTACATATATTCACGCCTATCTTCACGTTATTCTACCCATCATGATTTAATGACATTAAAAAAAATATTGTCCAAACTCCTCTATTTTAACATTAGTGATGAGGGATTTGATAAATGGGAGCAACTTTATTACAAGAAGAAATTAGAAGGTATAGAAGAGTATTTTAATCGAGGTATTGCCCAAGGATTGCCACAAGGTATGTTCTTTGGAAATTTAGCTATGATAGCAATTTCTAAAATCATAGCAGATGTGTTTCCGGGTGATGCTTATTACTACGTAGATGACTCAGTTATATTCTCAAAAGAAATTTTTTCAGAAGAAACTTTTGAAGCTAAGGTTGTAGAAGTCAATAGAAAGCTAAAGTTCTATTTTGACAATTTTCCTTGTTCTGTTCGCCCAATGGTGACTTTGAAAGTAAAAAAGTTTATGGGAGGATTGGAGTATATCCCTCAATGTCATGTAGGAGGAAAAAGTTTCTTCGACATGCTGGTACAAGATGGAAAGCCGAGTTATCTGTGGAAGTTTCCCTTTTTTACTCGTGAGGTGTCTATCTCTGGTAGCTTTTCAGACAATTTCGAAGATATAGACGATGTACAGTCCGAAAATAAGTTGAAGGCTCTGCTTGAAGCATTGGAAGATTATATTCAGAATTTCAACAAAGATACGTATGATTCTAGAAGTAAGGATAGTAAACTCAAATTTTTAAAACGTTATCGTAAGTTTTTTGAGTATCAATTGATGATCGCTCGTTTTAAAAACAAAGAGTGTGCATTCGATAAATATTCTAATGAGTTTAGTAATGACTATACTGTAGCAGAAAACAATAGCATTCAATGCATATTCGATAAGCTTGATGAAGGCATTTTTAGGGCTGAATACAGATTCTTGATAGAAAGATTCGATACTGAAGATGATAAAGTCAGTCAGATAGTTTGGAATCTTGAACAAGAGTTAGCGGAAAAAGATTTGGTAGATACAAAAGGAGCTTTATTATATTATCGAAAGGATTTGAAAGGCTGTATTTATTTTAAGGATATACAAGATAGTCCATACAAAACCTTGGATAAGATATTTAGAAAAAGAGGCAATCAACTTGAAAGTATCAAGGAAACAGGAATGATTTTGTCATATCTTATGGGGTATGATTGTAGTGTTGCCCGAAAAGATCTATCTGCTCTTTTCGGTAAATTTGGTGAGGACAGTTGTTTTGTTTTTGTTTCCAATAACTCCGATGAGTTTTGGCGTAAGATTTATAATGCATTGGTTTCGGTATTATTCAAAGTGGATGTTGACGACAAGATGGTTGTCGTCAAAAAATCCGCCAAGAGAATGAAGTATTTTGAGTTTAGATTGCTCAGTTTCTTGCGGAACCGTCGTTTTACAATTAAAAGTTATAGAGAATTCTTACAAAAGATCCAGACAGGTAAACATGCTACAGATATTAATGATATTCCTGTTGATTTAAACTTACTCCACGTTATAAGTCTTTTTATAAGATATGTACAAGAGCCTTCTCATGTTGATAATTTAGTGGTTACCCATGCAATAGTTCAAGGTTTGTGGATGAATGGTTCTAAGTTTCTTTATGCATATACATTGCATAATGAGGAACATGCAGTGGAGCTGATAAGGCAAAGTGTTAGGATTATTCGAACAATAGACATTCTTTCTATCAAGCATGAAGATTTCTATACATTGTTTCTTGCATGTTATTTACATGATTTGAGCATGGTAGTCCAGCCTAATATAGCGAACTTTGTCAAGAACACCACAACAACAAATCTGTTGGCAACTTCATGTTTGGAAGATATTAAGTTAAAGGAGAACACAGAAGGGCTGTCTTTGACCTCGGTAAAGGAAATAATGGTGAATGCATTCCAAGCAGTTTATTCATATTTTGAGGATTCTGTAAGAAAGAAGCATCCTGTGGATAGTGCTATTTTTATACGAAACCGAATGAAAGACTTCTTCTCTTACTTGGATGCTCCACTTATGGAAAACGTGGCTAAGGTCGCAGAAAGTCATGGTTGGGAAACCAATGAGGTTTATGGTAGAAAGTCTTTCGCGGAGAAAGAGTTAGTTAGCATGAAATATATGATGATATTGATACGTTTGGCAGATTTATTGGATATGTCGAAGGATCGTATCAACTATTTTCTGTTAAAGGAGAACATGAAGAATCTTTCTTTGACCTCTTGCTTCCATTGGATAATTCACTATATAACTAATAAGGTTGAGTTTACAGCGGACTATAAGTATGAAAAAGAAAAAATCAATGAGTTTATTAGTGTAAACATTTATCTTAATATCAATAAGCAAATTTCTTGTTCTCACAAAAGTAAGAAATGTAAGGATTGGAAATCTGTCATAAAAGGCAATAGAATTCAAAATGAGACCGTAAGTCAAGACTATAGTGGTGCTGGCTGTAAATCTTGTAGATTAATTTGCAAGTGGATGCATGCCAAGAACGAATGGTTATTTTCAGAGTTGCATGAATTAGAAAAATATGTCAAGTTGGTCAATGTTGCATTGTTTTCCTCAAAGATTCAAGTAAATCTGATAATGGATTCAAATAATAAGCTAGACTCTGAATTATTCGACAAGGTGTTGGATTTTTTGGAAGAATAAGCCTTTTTTATAATAAGTATCATATCGTAAGTTTAGGTAAAAGAATACTTACATAGAATAAACTTTATGCCCTTCTTCCTGAGTTCTGGGAAGATTAGGAACAATAAAAATGAATTTCAAATTTAGTCAAATTAAGGTATAATCTTCATTAGCTTGTGCTGATGGAGGGCTAAACTTTGTATTCTTGTCTCAAAATTAGAAAAATGATGCCGCCGTGCAAAGTTACAATATTATTTTGAGATATGCAATACGGCGTTGAGCGGATACTTACAAAGAAACGGCTATAAAAACTTCAGTTTAACATTACCAAGACATATTGATAAGGAATTGGTTTTTAATCTGGAATTTAGCCAATTTACCAAAATTGATAATTGAAGGAAAATATGAAAGTTATTTTCAAACAAGGCGATATTGTAAAGTTAAGCCAAAGCTGCTTAGATAATTTAAGCAAAGAACTTTTTTTTCCTCAAAACCTATTTGAGATAAAAAGTATAAATTATAATGAGGCTATTGTTTTCTTGGAAAGTATCAGTCAGTCTATTTCTATAGAAGATATTCTTCCTGTAACGATAGATGGTAAAGAAGATCGAGATATTTATTATGACCCAATTGTGGCAGCTGGTTTTGTATCAGAAGATGGTCCTATTCCTGCAGTTTCCAGAGACTCTTCTGAATACTATATGGATTCTCTTAAAAAATCCTATGACGAGAATGGGGTAGCTTATTATGATGTCATACAAAACATGGGTATTCATTATGTCCATGAAATACAAAATCAAATACCATATCTCCAAAATGATTTGAAGATACATTATCATATAAGAGAATATGTCAATAAGTCAAATGTTTTAGGAAGATTGGGTCAATTAGAACAAATTGTAACAGCAAAGGTATTCCAAAAAAGAATTTCAGATGGTTCATTTACAGAAGGAAAAACATTCATATATATCAAGAAAGAAATTGAAGAGAAGAATATCGTAGCATCACTTGCAGACGCGGAAAGATACGATTATGTAGTTATTTGCTCTCGGAAAGACATGGCAAACTATTATACCTTTTTCATCAATTCTGCGATAGGAAGGTTGTCATTGTTGTCTGAATTTAAATCTCGCCATCTTAAAGGAAAAACCAATATGTCACAAGTTAAGCGGTTGCCTATTTTTTATCTGGAGGAATATGCTTCCGTGTGCTTGGTATTACAAGCTTTAATGGAACTCATACTTTCGTATGGCAAACACACCGAAAGTTTGAGAAAAGATGTGTTACCTACTATTTTCAATTTCTTTTCTTCTATAAGAGATTCTATGGTATTAGAAATGGTTTTGCCGAAACTGTTTAAGAAATCCGATGTGTCGATATTAAAGACTTGGAAAGAGGAAGTTGATCGTTTGGCAGTAGCGATTCCAGATGACTCGAATGGTAAAAAAGATTTGTTTGAGTTGATTTCACCATTATTTGAAGATTTAATGTCACCAGGCAATGAGTTGATGGAAAATATGAATCGTTTGCGCTTGTACATGAAAGAATTCATGGATTTTGCAAATAAAAAAATGGCAGCAGAACTATGAGTTGGAAAATAAAAAATATTGAGATAGAGAACTTCAAGTTCTTCAAGGATGTCTTTTCCATAAATGTGGATAATAAAAACATTTTACTATATGGTGAAAATGGAGCAGGCAAGAGTTCTATTTATTGGAGTGTCTATACCCATTTTCAGGCATACGCAAAGAATCAACAAGAGGCACAGAAATACTTTACTGCCAATCATGCACAGAATCTTCGCAATAGATATGCAGCAGCAGATGATGATTCTGCTATCAGGATAAGTTTTGATAACGGAAAGGGATCAACCAAAATTGTAGAAGATTCTAATAAATGTTATTATGCTGATGATCCAGTAGTTTTGAGATTCATGAAGTTTACATCGATGTCGAGTGACTTTATGAATTACAAGTTCCTTTCTTCGCTGTTTGACTTTAGAAATAGTCAAGATAATGAAGTGTTTTTCTTGTTCGAAAAAGAAGTTCTTCCATATATAGATTTGGATAATCAACTATGGCTTATAAGTGGAGAAGATGCAGATACTAATAATGCAGGTGAATGGTGGGGATATCTTGTTCGAACATTCAAATCTGATGAGATACCAAGAAGTCAAAGAACCAATAGCTTTGACCAACGGACACCTCTTTATAAAAACTATCAAGATCTTTTGCATCAATTTAATGATTTGCTGCATTCTAAGTTGAAAATGTTGATTGCGAAAGCCAATGTCATTATCAAGAACGAATTTCATTTGGAATCAGAAATAATCTTGCAATATAAGGATGCTTCTTTTAATGACAGATTAGGCAACAGAAGATTTGATGGAGAGCTTCATCGTCCAAAAATATATTTAAAGGCATCGATGATTTCAGATCATCTTGTTGATAAGTCCCTTATAGAACATCCTCGTTCTTTCTTTAATGAAGCAAAGATTACATGTATGGCATTAGCTTTACGTTTGGCAATATTGGATAATCATCCTACTACCAATGAAGCTCCATCAGTTTTATTCGTAGACGATCTTCTAATAAGTCTTGATATGTCTTTTAGAAGGAAGATTATTGAGATACTGCTGAAATATGCGGATAAATTCCAAACTTTCATCTTTACACATGATCGGGCATTTTATCATTTGGTTTGGAGCGAAATTGGAATAACGAGGAGTCAAAATAAATGGAAGAAATTTGAATTGTATATGCAACATAAAAATGGCATACCAGGGTCTTTCATACTTGAGCCTAAGAAGCCATTAGAAGAGGCAAAAATGCATCTGCATAATTTTGAGATTCCTGCAAGTGTGAATGCTGTAAGACGAGCTGCTGAGCATGAATTGAAAAGACTGTTGCCTGCCAACTTGATGTACGATTTAAAATCAAAAACACTTCTGTGTGACTTGAATGGGCTGATAGATCATTATAGGAAATTTGCTAATAAAATAGGTCTACCAGATGTTATTCCACATCTCCAAGATGAACGAAAACTTCTGCTTAATCCTTTCTCTCATGATGATATAGATACACCATTCTATCGTACAGAATTGAAGTTGACGATAAATGAAATTGAAAATCTTTCTAAGATAGATAAGAAAATTGTAGTTGATACGGAAGATGTTAACGAAAAAGAATTTGTCTTCAGAATGGAAAAGGATGGAACTGTCTATGAGTTTATAATCATTTTTAAAGAGAGGTTCTGTGAGTATAAATATGAGGGAAACAGATATTGGAATAGTCCCAAAATAGAATTGAAATCTTCGTGTGCCGAAAACATTGATTGCAAAGAATGGGAACTAAATAGGTTCTATGAGAGATTGTGTTTGTTTGTGTATCATAGCACGGATGGAACGCCAAAAATAATCGAATGTTTGAGAGATAAGGTTACTGGCGATTTGTTGTAATTAAATAAGGTGTCCTCATTAATTTTTCATCCAGCTCTCAGCAAAGCGGTCCCATCCCGCACACCCCTTCTAGCGTAGACCTCTGATGGTCCGCCAACCTTATAGCGAAGCGGTTTGAACACCATTTCTGTCCCCTACAAGGGGAACCGAAGGGGTCGTAAAGACTATTGAAAGGGCGGTTGGTACATCCCCTGTACCCTGAGGGGAAAGGTTGTGCAAATGAGCGCAATGAAAGCTCGCTTTCATATTGCCGAGTGCAGCCAGCTTTATCAATAAAGGAAGGACGGGTAGGTTTTCGAAAAAATGCAAGATACAAAAAATACAAAACCAATCAGAATATAACGACATAACCATAAATTTATGTGTGGAATAGTAGGATATATAGGACAAAATGAAGCATATCCAGTCCTGATAGCAGGACTGAAGAAACTCGAATATAGAGGATATGACAGTGCCGGAGTGGCACTCGTCAATGGAGAGGACAAACTCAATGTCTATAAGACAAAGGGCAAGGTAGCAAACACGGACGCATCCTGGCTATTGTTACCGAAGGCGACAAACAAGTCAAGGCGATAGC